ACACCATCTAACACACTTGCTAACACACTACTAACACACCATAAAAGACTTATTATCAGCACCTTACAGAGATTTTAAAAAGTAAGCTAACACACCTGCTAACACAATAGCTAACACACTACCTATTTTTGCTAACACACCGCTAACACACTTTAAATAACTATAAACCAATGACTTACAGAAATTTCAAAAAGACAACTAACACACTGCTAACACACTGGTAACAAATATTGTCATTTTAATGTACACCATCTAACACACTTGCTAACACACTACTAACACACCATAAAAGACTTATTATCAGCACCTTACAGAGATTTTAAAAAGTAAGCTAACACACCTGCTAACACACTGCCCAAAAACTTTTCTTTTGTACTAACGTAGTTAGTATCTTTCTTTTATGTATATATATTTATTATTATATATATAATTATAATATACTAACGTGCGTACGCGCGAGAAGTTTTTGGGCGGTTGTTCTAATGCAAAATTGTGATGCTGGATATTACTCCATACTCATCATACCGAGGAATGGTAATGATGGTTTTAGCTCTTACTCCATCTTTAACTTTCTGAATGGTGATAATGGAAATCCACTTTGAAGGAATGTTATCATCAAGTTCTTGGCAAACTAGGCGATATACACCAACAGAACCTCGGTCGGCAAAAACATTACCTGTTTCGTAACTGCAAGATGTTATCTTGAAGGAAAGTTCATCTTCGGTACCTGCATCAACTGTCAGTTTACCTTCCTTCACGGAAATAGAGTGCTCAACTTGCATTGGATCGCAATCTGCGGCATCCTTGTTGACAACGAAGTCACCTGCTCCAAAAAGCGAATGAATTTGCTCAGTTTGTGTTTCAAAACGCATAGAAAATGTACCGACAGTGATTTCTTGCGGTTCTAAAGCCATACAAGCCGAACAAACCAATAATTCTACTACAAAAGAAACAAATCGTCTCATAAGCGAAATTTTAAGGGTTATTTCGAGTTTTAAACATCATACCTACACCTGTCAACAGCCATTCGGCATTAACGTTATAATCTTCAACTAGCCAAGCAAGCCATTCTGATTTGATAGCTCTGCCATCTGGGCACTTCTTAAACGTAGAGAAATTCCAATAGTTGATACCATGAGATTCGGTAAAAGTGCGTATTCCTCTAGCTTTACGCTGGTTGATAGCAACATCAAGAGCAAGGAAGAAACGCTTTGTTATCGCCATGCCTGTTGGCGTTGTCGTAAGTTTCATACGCTATAAATATTTCCGTGTACGTTAATTATATAGAAATCGCTTTTTTATCTGCTGGAGCAATATTCTCCCCATTAGCTAGCTTTTCGAAACATCTTACAAGGTGTTCGTATGCCTGACGTAGTTCTCTTATCTCCACATCTTTTTGCGCATTGATTTCGATAAGACGATTGATAACAGAAAGCGAATCTATTTGCTCATTTGGCTTTTCTGCTTTAATTGATACAGCTGGAATATCAGCATTAAGCATATTCCCTTCTCCAGTCAACAGCCAGTCGATATTGTACATAGGCTTTGCTGTATGGATAAGATTAGCCATTCTTGCGCTCACCTTCGAAACCTTACCATTAAGGATGTCATAAACCGCTTGCGGTCTATTGAGCCCCATATCCTTAGCAAGCTGCGAACCTGTTATATTTTCTTGCATAAGGATAGCATTAATAACCTCTTTTGCTGTCATACGTATAATAAAAGTTAAAATACAGAGATTTCTTAATGATTTGTACCGATTTTACAAATATCATTCTTATCTTTGCACCGTGAATATTTAAATAACAATGCAAAATTACTAAAAATTATTTGTATGGCAAATAAAAATGAAGGAAAAAAGCAGAAAATGACCCTTTTGGATTATTACGAGAACCTTCCAAAGTCCTCGTACCCAAAGAAGGATTTCATTCAGCGCATCATGTCAGAATGCGATGTGTCATTTACTACAGCCCGCAACTGGACAAAAGGTCATACAAGACCGATTGTTGATTGGCAGATAGAAAAACTGTCTGAAATAACAGGAATACCAAAAGAACAGCTATGGCAGTAGAGTTTTATATGTTTGATGATGAACTTTGGTTCATTAAGGATGGTACAGAAAATCAAGCTCTCTCGGAAAAAGATACAGAAGTCATTAAGAAAATGATAAATGCTATCCGAGAAAGATACCCCGAAGCCTACAAGGCTTTATCTAAGGAGTATCAAAAGAGTGCAATGAATGTTCCTTATTATCAGTTCTTGATAGTCAGAAGATTCTGTAAATGTAACTTCGGAAAGCTTGATACAACCACCTATGATATTGATAATCTCGGCAGGCTTAACTTTGAAAAGGTAGAATGCCCACTACGTGGTGAATGTAAGAATGAAGGTATTATCTGTTGTCCTAAGTTCAACACAAAGCTATCACCTGCTGAAGAAAGGGTAATGAATCTTATCTATCAAGATTTTACAAAAGAAGAAGTTGGTGACAAACTTTGTCTCTCTCCAAACACAGTAAAACAGCATGTTAGATCTGCTTACTGCAAGTTAGGTGTTCACGATAAGGGCGAGTTTATAAAGCTAGCTAAAGATAATGGATTTTTTAACAATTTAAATCACTAAGAGTAATGAGTATGATTAAAAGAAGCAATGAAATTGCTATTCAGAAAAACGTTAAAATGATGGTATACGGACAGGCTGGTATGGGTAAGACGACTTTCGCCCTCTCATCACCTAAGCCTTTGTTGCTTGATTTCGATAATGGTGTCAAGCGTGTTAATACCGCACATTTGGATGATAATGTTGGTATCGTACAGGTTTCTAGTTGGCAAGATATTCTCAACTTGTTAAACTATAACAAGAAGGATTTGGAGGAGTTCGATACTATCGTTGTAGATACTATTGGAAAGATGATTGACTTCATCATCGCCTACAGATGTAATGGTCGTAACCCTCAGATACAGGATTGGGGCACAATCAATAACGACTTCAAATGGTTTACCTCATCTTTGTCACAGCTTAACAAGAATATCGTCTTTGTTGCACATCGTGACACACGCAAGGAAGGTGAAAGTACTGTGTATATCCCTGCACTTCGTGAGAAGAACTATAACAATATCGTTACCGATTTGGACTTGCTTGGCTATCTCGAAATGAGAAGTGAGAATGGACAGCAAATCAGAACTATCACTTTTGACCCTACAAGTCGTAACGATGGTAAGAACACCTGTCAGCTTCCTGGTTGTATGCAGATTCCAGTTATTCTTGATGCAAACGGGCAGCCAACCGCTCCTAATAACTTCATCACTACTCAGATTCTTGCACGTTATCAATCAATGATAGCACAGAAGGAAGAAAAGGTCAAGGAGTACAATAAGGCTCTTGAAGAGATTAAGGAGAGTGTTCAGTTGATTACTGATGCTAAGGGGGCAAACCATTTCATCGAGCACATCAAAGATTATGCAAACTTGGGTAACTCCATCATTCTTCATGCAAGAAGTCTGTTCACTGAGAAGGTAAGTGCATTGAAGTTGGTTTACAATAAGGAGACCAAGCAATATGAAGACCCACAAGCAGCATAAGCTATGGAAGTAGTCAAGTTTAAGTTCTATGCGACGCTTTTGGATGCGTATCAGAACTACCTTGATAGTGACATCATTTGGAGTAAGTATTGGGGATGGTCTGAAAATCCACCCCATACTCCAGAAGAGTTCAAGAAGATACAATTCCAGTCGTTAATAGATAAGATAAATCGAGTACCATTCGATAGTGAAGCTGCTGACAAAGGCACAGCATTCAATGAGGTTATTGATTGTATGGTCCTTCATCGTAATTCGGAGAATATGGAAATCCACACTATTTACCAAGATGTTGAAGATTATCACTATGTTGGCGAAGGAGAGGTTAAACCATACAACAAACGAGTGCCTATCGGTGTTGAAGCAAAGTTGAACGGCAGAAGTTTCTACTTCCCTATTCAGCTAGTCCGACATTATGCTGCCTACTATAAGGGAGCATTGCCACAGGTTTATATACAAGCAGTCTTGCCTACCATGTATGGAAAAGTAATGCTGTATGGGTATATTGATTACCTTATGCCGTTCTGCACTCATGATCTGAAAACAACACGTCAGTATGCGGTTGGCAATTACAAAAGACACTGGCAACATAAGGTCTATCCTTATGCCCTCATGAAGAATGGTTGTGATGTTTACGACTTCGAATACAATATCTCGGAAATCGGAAAGACGTATTACAGAAACTATACAGAGAGTTATACGTTTAACCCTAAAAGGGATATTCCTCTACTCACTCAACACTGCGAAGGATTGATTAGTTTCATTCAAGAAAACAGAGATTTGATAACAGACAAGAAAATATTCAATTTGGTTTAATATGGCAGAAGAAAAGAACACCAATATCGTTGCACTCCAAGAAAAGGATGTGCAACTGGTGGTAAGCAAAGAAACTATCGGTCAGCTTACCACGAATATCAAAGAGGTTAAAGCTAGAGTTGAAAAGGCTTTGCCTATGTATGACATCAGCAACTATAGCACCGATGATATTCCAAAGTGCAAGGAAGACAAGGCTTTACTCAACAAGGCAGCTAAAGCACTTGACGATAAGCGCAAGGAGCTTGAAAAGGTTTGGAATAAACCTTTCGAGGAGTTTAAGACAACCTGTAACGATACGTGCAAGCTTATCAAGAATGCGGTATCTCTCATTGATGGCGTAATCAAAGAAGATGAAAATCGAACCAAGAAAGCCAAGAAAGAAGAGATTGAAAAGCTTGCCGAGAAATGCGGAGTAGAAATCATCGGCATCAAATTTGACCTCATCTTTGATGCGAAATGGCTCAACAAGACAACTTCAATGAAGTCTATCGAAAAAGCTATCACAGAAAAGGTTGATAACATCAAGAAAGACCTCGAGACCTTGAAGTTATTTGCAGAAGATTACGATGCACTTGCCGCCCGATACAAGGAGAATCTCAATCTGCAGGAGACTATTGCATACGCAAACAAGCTGAAAGAACAGCGTGCTAGCTCAGTGTCCCCTAGCAAGAAAGAAACTGCAACACCTCCAACATCACCTCAGAAGGAAGTCGCGGAGAACAATGCAGCCGAACAACAGGAAGAGCAGCCGAAGAATGGTAAGATGTCTTCTAATGAAGAAGATGCCATGGATGCTTTCGCTGCCGCTATGGGACAGTCGGTTGCACCTCCTACTCCAACCGAGACACGTACTTACGTTTGTACCGGTACAAAAGAGGCAATGGAATGTTTGGAACGCTTCATGCGTGACAATGGTATCACTTTTAATGTTCAGTAATAATGGCATTTCAGATTAGTGGAATTATTCAGCATATAGGGAATACGGAGAGTATTCCCTATCAAGACAAAGTCTTCAAAAAAAGAGAGCTTGTCTTGGATTGCTCCTATCGTAACCAGTTCACAGGGCAGATAGAGAGAGCAAACTATCCAAAGTTCGAGTTTACAGGCAATAACGTTGATGATCTGAACAGCTTCAATATTGGTGATATTGTGACGGTATCATTCTCCTTGAATGGTTCACGCTCAGAGAAAGATGGGCAAGTCAGATACTTCACTAACGTTCAAGGTTATAAAATCGAGAAATATCAATCTCGTTATAATCAGCAACAAGGTGGAAATCAGACCGCACAAGCGGCTAACGGAAATCAGCCAACACCTACACAAGGGGCATGCCAAAGCGCACAACAAGCAGCTATGGAGTCTGCAAGAAATGCAGCATCAGCTTCTAATTTCCCTCCTGCTGTAGATGCGAACGGAAACCCTATTCAAGGTAATAATGACGACTTACCATTTTAAAGTTTAGACTATGGCACTCTATAATTTGAAGAACGTTTATGACAGAAAGAGGTTCAAGGAAGCCTGTAATCAGATGGTTCTGAAGAATGAATACGTTGAACTGAAGAAAAAGAACACTCAACGTTCTTTGGCTCAGAATAGCTACCTGCATTGTCTGTTAGGCTACTTTGCTTCTGAATTTGGTTTTACCCTCGAAGAAGTTAAGTTTGATATTTTTAAGAAGATATGCAACAGGGATATATTCGAGAGAAAGCGAATTAACAGAAGGGGACAGGAAATTACCTACATTAGAAGTAGTACTGAACTCGATAAGGCTGAAATGACAACTGCAATAGAAAGATTCAGAAATTATAGTAGTGCTCAGTGTGGGCTTTACCTTCCTGCACCTCATGAAGGTGAAATGTTATTTTTTGCTCAACAGCAGATTGAGCAGTGCAAAGAATTTATGTAATTTTAAACAGAAAATATTATGTTAGCAGATTTGGATGGTCACAGACCAGAGAAGATTGAGTTTTGTTTGACCGAAGCTCAGAAAGAAATGTTCAAGGACGTGTTGGTACTTTGCGAAGGTGCAAAGAGTGCAGACGAACCTATCAAGGTACTGCATGACAAGTTCAATGCTCTCTTCCCAGACAATGAGGTTGTTGACCGCAAGTATGATGATTTCGAGATTCACGCTATCCGTGAAGAGTACTGCATCAAGCAGGAGAATGATGTACCAAAGCGCAAGGAAGAGTTGGAAACCGTTCTTGCTCAGATCAAGACGATGAAGAAGAATGCCGAAGAAGCATACGCATCAGCACTTCTTGAAGTCAGTGATCTGGCAGCAAGAGTTAAGAATGGTATCACGGATTTCCGCTTACCTTCTACTAAGACCGCTCGTATTGCTCTCAATGGTCATTACCTCTTCTTTGCTTGGGTAGATGATAAGTTCCAGCTTTGCAAGGTTCAGAAAATTCCAGATTGGGATAGAAGCGGCTTGTGGAGCCAGGAAGATGTCAATCAGCAGGCTATGAAGGAAGTTTTCGGCATCGAGTTCCCCGAAGTAGAAAAACCAAAATCAAAGGCTGAGGAGCAGACTGATGATAATGACCTTCCTTTCGGTGGCGATGATGAGAATGGTAATGATGAAGACGAGTAATCATGTACACACTCAGACCATATCAGAAACAAGCAAGTGATGCTGCCGTCAGAGCGTTCATAGGCAAGACTAAGAAGAATGGACTTCTTATCTTGCCTACGGGCGCAGGCAAGTCGCTTGTAATCGCAGATATTGCAAGTAAGCTGGATAGTCCGCTACTCATCTTTTGTCCGTCAAAGGAAATCTTAGAGCAAAACTTCGCTAAACTGCAAAGCTATGGTGTTTTTGATTGTGGAGTATATTCCGCTTCTGTCGGTTGTAAGGATATAAACAGAATAACCTTTGCCACCATCGGAAGCGTTATGAACCACATGAAAGACTTTCAGCACTTCAAGTACGTAATGGTTGACGAATGCCATCTTTGCAATGCTAGAGGTGGACAATACAAAACCTTCTTCGAAGCCGCGGATAGACAGGTTATCGGCTTAACAGCAACACCATATCGACTAGGAAGGGGACTTAATGGCAACTCGATGCTAAAGTTCCTTACGAGAACTAGACCAAGAATATTCGATGAGGTTCTGTACTATTGTCAGATTTCAGAATTGCTTGCAAAAGGTTATCTTGCCGATTTGAGATACTTCGATTGCACTCAGCTAGATATGTCTAATGTGCATACCAACTCAACAGGAAACGACTTTGATGAAAACTCCCTAAAGTTGGAATATGAACGAAGCGGATTTTATGATCAGCTTACATCAACTACCCTACGTGTATTGAAGCCAAAGAATAAAATACCGAGAAAAGGAGTTTTGGTATTCACTCGATTCACGGAAGAAGCGGAAAGATTGACAGACAAACTGCAACAGAAAGGTATTAAATCTGCAATCGTTACAGGCGAGACTCCAAAGAAAGAACGTGAAGCTATCTTGGAGAAGTTCAAGGATGGTACCATAAAGGTTGTCTCTAATGTCGGAGTTCTCACCACTGGATTTGATTATCCTGCACTTGACACGGTTATCTTGGCAAGACCAACGAAGTCTTTGAGTCTCTACTATCAGATGGTGGGACGAGCTATCAGACCTTTCAAGGATAAAGACGGATGGATAATCGACCTTGGCGGTAGTTACCGTTCCTTCGGAAAAGTCTCTGATTTAAGAATAGACCTAGAGGTGCAAGGTTCGTCAAGATGGTGTATCAAATCTCTAGGTAAACAATTAACTAACGTAAGTTTTTGAATTATGAAAATTGAAGCAAAACAGATTAATGAGTGGGTTAAAAAAGCCTACGATAATGCTGTCAAACATGGATGGCATGAAGAAGAAAAGTCTAATGCGCATTGGTTGATGATGGTTTGCACAGAAGTAGCAGAAGCCGTACAAGCTGACCGCAAAGGAAACTATATGGACGACCTTGACAAAGAATGTCTTAAAACCGTACTTGCCAACGACCATGGTGGCAATTTGTTCAATAAATACTACTCTGATACCATCGATGGAAAAGTAGAAAGCGAGTTGGCAGATATTTGTATTCGTGTCTTTGATTTAATGGGTGTTTGTGATGTTGAGGAAAAGGACGGACTTACCACATTTGATTATGAGGTTGAGTATGCTAAACAGCATAGCTTTACCGAAAATGCCATCTTGGTTACTAGAACTATCGTTTCGTGCAACCTTAACTCATTTATAAGTGTAAAGGCAGAAATGTTCTGTGTCTTATATAAAAATATTCTTTCCTCCGTATTTGAATGGGCAGAAGCACTTGGAATCGACCTCGTTCAGCACATCAACTTGAAGATGCGTTATAACGAAAGCAGAGAATACCATCACGGAAATAAGCTGTATTAAAGAGTCTTATGGTTATGAATAAATACTATTTCAACCGCAAGCCAAAAGCGGCTCAAACCGAAAAAAAAGAGGTAAAAAAGACTACTTCTAAGAGCAAACCTAACTTGGTTAAAAAGCTCGATCGGATATTCTCTCTTTATATCCGCTTGCGTGATGTCATGGCTAATGGTTATGTTCGGTGTATATCCTGCGGGCAGATAAAGAGTTTTGAAGATGTGGACTGCGGTCACTTCCATAGTCGCCGCCACATGGCAACTAGATTCAATGAAGATAACTGCCATGCAGAATGTAAATTCGACAACCGTTTCTCTGCGGATCACCTCATAGGCTACCAACGCAACCTCATTCAAAAAATAGGGCAGCAAAGATTTGATCTGCTAAACGTGAAGGCGCATTCTACATGTCATTTCACTAATAGTGAACTAGAAGATATGATTGTTCACTATACGGCTGAGGTTAAGAAACTTAGCAGTCTCAAAGGTATCAAAGTTAATATTTGATAATATTAGCGGCAACATTATTTAATCAATAAATAATTCATTATCTTTGCACCGAAGAAATTAAATCTCTGAAACGTGGAACTTTCAGATAAAAAATATTCAGACCTCAATAAGTATTGTTTGGGTTCCACCTGTGTAAGCAGCTAAACAAGAAAGTTGAGGTTTTATTGTACAACTATGGCAGATTGGATAAGACTTCCTCGCAGCATCTTTGATTGGGATTGGTTCGATAAACCCGAAATGCTGTCCCTCTTTCTATACTTGCTCAACAATGCAAAAGAGAAAGAAGTGAAGCATGAGGGGATAGTCGAGCATAGAGGACAGTTTTTGACTAGTCTTGGAAAACTCAGCACTACTATAGGTGCAGGCAAACAAGTAGTTAGAACCTGTTTATCAAAGCTAATAAATATGCAGCTAATAGAAGTAAGCACGGAAAGATTATATTCCGTTATCACTATCTGCAATTACGACAGCTATTTTGCTACTGACGCTGACAAGCCCAAAAATGAACCAAAGAAAGAAGAAATTGATAAACCAACAAAAGATGCACCTAAGGAAGATAAGCCTAAGAAAACGAAAGAGGAGATTGCGGCAGCAACCGAAAAGCGAAAGGAGAAATTCTATCAAGAGCTGGTTCCTTATGTTGCTACTTATGGCAAGGGTATGATCAGAAAGTTCTATGACTATTGGTCTGAAACTAATAAGTCAAAAACTAGGATGAGGTGTGAGACTGAGAAAACATGGGATTTAAATCTAAGGCTACAGAATTGGGCAAGACGAAATAAAGACTTCGGAACAAAGCAATCTGGCACAGCTTTACATAATTCGGAAAACAAAGATTATAACGAAGGAGGATGGTAATTATGAATCTAGATTTCAATCAAATTATTCAAAGGTTCGAAAGAGGAGAAGACTTGTTTCTCGCTGACAAGGTGAGAATAAGAATACCTAATGCCGAACAAAGGCTACGAGGGGGGCTAGACTATTTCGTTAATAAATACACCTTCGGGGAAGTTCCTCATGCGAAATGGCTAGAGAAGAATTATCGTCCTATCGTTGATTGGATGTCTGACAACGAAGGCAGGGGACTTCTTATTACAGGTGGGTGCGGTCTCGGAAAGACTCTAATAGCAAAGCATATTCTACCGCTCTTACTCCAAGACTCTTGCAAAAAAATCGTGAGTATCTTTTCAGCCCAGGAGCTAAATACAAAGATTGACGAGATTCTAAAACTTCACATCATCTGTATTGATGATATTGGTACAGAAGAGCTTGCGAAGATTTTTGGTAATGTTAGATGCGCATTCTCTGAGTTATGTGATGCAGCAGAGCAAAAGGGAAAGCTTCTCATCATTACCACCAACTTAACTGCAAACGAACTCGAAGCAAAATATGGAGAACGAACTATAGATAGGTTAAAAGTCATCACTAAGTTTGTCCCTTTCATAGGTAAATCATTAAGAAAATAGATATGGAAATTAAAGAAGACAAAGATTTCTTGTTTGCTACAAAGCAAGCTAGATTAGCAACCTTCCTTGAAAATGATGAGGAAAGAAGAATGTTTAGAAACGCCATTTACAACGCTATTAAGTGGGGTAAAAGACATTAGTATATAAACTATAAACAAAAGAGCAATGAAGATGTTACAAGACGTTACAGATTGGTTTAAGGCTGAAATTCTTGGCGACCAATCACTACAACAGGAAAGAAAGAAGCAGAAATCACAGAAAGATTTCGAGAAGCGTATTAATGAAGCAGCTCATCATGTATGCCTCTCTGATCGTCCTAATGATGATGGGTCTCCATATCCTGTTATCTGCATGGATGGTACCGTTATCTATAAAATTTGTGAGAATCCTCGAATCGAGAAAGGAGAAATCAGCCTTGAAGATGTAGGGGAAGTTTTGGTAAGACAACGCATTCATTATGCTGAAAACAAGCTGAATTATAGATAGTTATGCGGTTATAAAGTTAAATAAAGTTGCCAAAAAGCGAAAAAAGAAAGTAACGTTTGGTCAATTCAAAATTTCTTTGTACCTTTGCATCAGTTAATTAAACAACAAATAAGTTTAACAATTAAATGATAAGAGCAATGAAAAAGGTAAAGTACGTTATTAAGGCAACAAAGTTCAAAGATAACACATACGAAGATGTTGTTTTTGAAAATCAGCCACTCAGTCAAAAACAAGAAACATTCAGTGACGTTAAGCACATCTTAGATTTGGATTTCGAGATTGCTTTAGACGAAGGCAAGAAAGTTCTGTATGACGGAGTAGAGCTTGATATCTTCAATGAAGATGGTACAATCCTTAAAGAATGGATTCAAGACGTAGCATAAAGGTAACGGAGTGACTAACCATCACTCCACAATATATAGAGCAATGAAATACGAAGAAACGTTTAAACAACAAATGGCAGTAATTGAAGCCATGGTTGGAAAGACCAAAAAGATGAAAGAAGAGAACGGTGACCTTTATTCTCTCATTTACATGAGAGGATGGCTTAAAGGAGTTGTAGATGATTTGGATAGAATCATCCCTTAACAATATTAAATAGTAAGAGCAATGGAATTGTTAAAGAAAGGTCAATTACCACCTAAAGTAAAGGAATTGATGGTTTCCAAAGTCGGAAACTACCAAGCCGAAAAGCTAACTGCAACGCTCCTTAACGGAACGTTAGCACAGAAAGCAGACATCATCAAAGATTTGAATCTTGAAGATTATCTGCGTGTTTGCTATAATTGTGGCAAACTCATAACGAATGGTTATATAGAAGAAGGCTGTATAGCTTCCTATTGTAGCATGAGTTGTATCATTAAAGACTTAGGAAAGCCTTATTTTGATTCTCATATTTTTAATGAAGAAAACCCAAAAGGCACTATCTTTTGGACATCATGGGAGGGTTAGTTATGACAAAGCAAGAAGAAATCGATATTCTACAGTCCTTGAAGGGCGATACCTATTTCGCCCAGTACTTCGGAAGTAAGGACATTGATCAGATGTGCCAGAATATTAATAACGACTTCGCTATTGAGGGTGGATGCGGATTTTTTCAGAAAGCTGAGCAGCTTCAGAGAATCATTGATGACCTAAAAAAGGAATATGTCAATAACATGCGTAATTGGGGTATGAAGATAATTGAGGCTATCAGTAGTGGTACCGATGAGGATGAAATCTATGGTATTGTCAAGGATGAACTCGGAATTGACGAAATCATTAAGTTCAAGCATTCGAGGCACATTGAATTAAACGATGATGAGTTGAACTATTTAGTATCGAAGATATGAAAGTGATAGTAAACACCCCTGGCGAAAGAATACCTACCGAAGTTAAGGGACTTGTCTCAGCCATCCAACGAAAAACTGGGGATTGTGAGGATTGGCTTAACGCCTACAACAAGCACCCTTTCGATTTCACTTGGTATGGTTATAAAATGATAGTCGAAGATCTTCACGCCTCATACGGCGTCATAGGCTACTCCATCGAGTATCGAGGAATCACGGTAGATGTAGATAACGAATTACGTACAATTAGAATCATATACAATGAGTAAATATCATTCATGCAAAGATTGCATCGCCTACGGCTCATGCAGAGACAGTAAGGCAGGACAGAGCGGTTATATCTGCGACCAATGGGATTGGAGATACGCAGGTTCGTGGTTTGACAATTAAAGACTAAGAGCAATGAAAACAGAAAAAGTAACAGAAGACGATTTGATTGAAACGCTCAATAAGCGTGGAGTCAAGGATGAAATCAAGCAACAAAAAATCGTTGGACGATTGCAAGTCAATGGATGCTTGATAGCAATGGTAGCTGACGTTCTCGACAACTTGATTAAGGACGAGGAGGATATGCTAAATCTATTGGAGGTCAAGTATAAGAATGAGCAGAAGATGTACAGAAACGGTATGACGGATGCTGCAAAAAAATACACCTTCAACATGAAGGGATTTACTCAGCACTTCTTCGGAACGGAAATAAACGACAATCTAGAAGACAATGCTCAGGACATTTACGACATTATCAAGCTTCTTGCAGACCACACCAATGATCACAAGGACATGGAGACCATCAAGCGTAACCTAAGAAAGCGCAAGTTAAACCATCATATTTTCGACTAGTATGAAAGAATTTAAGATTGATATTGATTTGTCCGATTTGTTTGACAACTTGGATGATACTAGTAAGCAGGCGTTTCTCTTGGAGAAATTCGGTGACTTGAATGCCAGAGACCAAAAGGATGTCTTGGGAGATATGCTTGACACGCTTTCGAGCACTGATGCGGCGGAGTTGCTAAAATCATCTTTTGACAACCTCAACGAGCAAGGTCAGAATGAGGTTATGAATTACGTAAATGACGTAATGTTGGAAGGGGTTTAGTTATGATGTCCTACAAGCAATATCAAGTAGCCTGTGGGGGGGTGAGAGAGCAAATCAAGATGGCTCAGAAACTCCATTGCCCTCACATGGAGAGAAAGTACAAGCAAGCCTTGTTGAGATTGCAGACAAGGTTCTTGAAGCCAGACCACCAAGAGGTGTATGGCAAGCTAGTGTTGAATCATTATAACTTATAGCTTATGAAAGAAATACAGCTCAAGTGCATGCTCACCTTCGCCAACAACCATAAGGAGCAAGTTGTGGTATGCCTACGGGGGGGTAAACCTATCTTCTATGAGCAGAAAGAAAAGGAGTTGGTTAGCGACTTCAATAGAATGCTAGCTGGTACTCCAAACAGAGTAATTAAATGTCATTTAATGAGAAATTGATTATGGAAAAAGAACTTAACATAGCGGCTATCCTGAAGGATAAGCCTCAGAATACCAGATTATGGTCGCCAATATTCGGTGATGTATATCTGAAAGATGTTACTGATGTCAATAATAACATGATTCGTATCACTCACCACGGAGTTGATAATATATTCATGAATAATGGTAAGGTTTGGGCAGATGGAGACGTTTGCCTATTTCCAAGCAGATGTATGGATGATTGGCAGAAATTCGCTTGGAAGAAAGGCGATGTGCTAGTAAGTAATGAAGGTGATGTAGAAGTTATCTTTGATAAATGGTACGATGATACTTACACAAATTTCTATGGTAAACATTACTTAGATAGTGAGAATGAAAATAATATCAAGTATTTTGAAGGATTTGTATGCATAACAGAAAGATATTTTCTTGAATCTAAAGATGCCGCTCAGACCTATATCAACACCATCGAGGAGCGATTGGGTGGCAAGCTCAACCTAGAGACTTTGGAGATTGAGCAGCCTAAGCGAGAGTTCAAGGATGGGGATATAGTGACGCTTAAGATACCAAATCTGGAAAAGAATATTAGAATATTCAAAGAGGTAGTCAACAAGAAAATGCATGAAAATCATTACTATGTTGGTTTTAATTTTGATGACGATGGCAGACCAATACAAATATTCAAAGACTATTATGCATATACTGATAATGACCGCCCTGCCACTGACTCTGAGAAGCAGCAACTCTTTTCAGCCTTAGCTAAGGAAGGTAAGCGTTGGAATCCAGATACCAAACAAATTGAGGACTTGCCTAAGAAGTGTGAGTTTAAGCCCATGGACTGGTGCTTGATGAGAGATAAGAAGGAAACTTGGAAATTATGTCAGTTCAGCTTCTTTGATGATGGTGATTATGAGGCTCCTTATAACGCAGTAGGAGGTAATTGGTTTGATGAGTGCATCCCTTACAACGAGGAGACCAAGCACCTCTTGGGCACAACTGATGAGTGGAAAGGAGGTGAGGGATGAAAGAATGGTTAATGTCTAAAACAAGTGAACTTGGTTGTTATTGCAACCGAGTTCCTTATAATAAAGCAACTTATAATGTATATCTATTAATGTGTAAATTAATTGGATGGTTATGATAGACAAAAATATGATAGAAAAGTATGCAGAAGATTATGCTTACCATAATTGTAGTGAAGAAGAAAATTATGCTGCATATCTAGCTTTTATAGCAGGCATCAACTGGTTCTTAGGTAACCTCTTGCATAGATATAACGAAGTTCCTAGAAATGACTATAGCCAAGTAGTCCTTATCAGGGGAAATAACCAAGCCTTGCCAACTATCCTAGATATGAATGACCTTATGGATAATTCAGAAGGGGAAGGCGACTATGAGTGTCTTTGGAAGGGTATTGTTAAAACTCATCAAATCAAAAAGTGGTTTTACATTGAAGATTTGCTGACAAAGGAAGGAGATAAACATGATTAAGTCAATTACTACGTATTCTGTAATATGTGACAGATGTGGAAAAACTTTTATAGTAAACGGGTGTTTTGCCTGGGATGATAAGCAGCTTACAATATCCTATGCACTTGAATCAGAATGGAAAGAGATAGGCGATAAACACTACTGCCCAGATTGCTATGAGTTTGACGATGAGTTAGATGAGTATGTTCCTAAAAAGAAAGGAGATAAGTGATGAAAGAATTTAAAGTTGGAGAAAGAGTAACTCTTGAAGTTACTGAGACTGATAAAGAATCTTGCAAAGGGTGCTTCTTTGATAGTAAGAACTTTTGTGAAGTATGGCAACAATACCCTTGTAGCATCAAAGAGCGTTCAGACCATAAAAATGTAATCTTTAAAGAAGTAAAGGAGTAAGGCGTATGAATGGATTAACTAAAGAGATAACGGCTACGTGTGGAAATACCATTCTTGTCGTAGACTTATCTAATAAAGATAAAGTGATGTACGTCAAGTCAACAATAAGAGTGAAGCCGAAGAACAGAAAGCAAAAGAAGGAGTTCAAAAGCCAGTCTTATAGAATGAGAAAGATTGCAAAAGGTGAGTATGAAGTGACAACATACTGCCCATTTAACGTTAAGCTATTCTCGAAGATAATGAGCCTTCTTGAAAAGAATGAGAATGGCGAGTTTTGGTTTAATATTGATAAAAAGTAAAGCGTATGAAACATAAGTTGAGAATGATATGGCGAATAATCCGTGACAGACAGGTTGTTGTAATAACAGAAAGTTACGGAAGAATGTATTACGATTGGGACACAAGAAGCCTTGAAGATGTTTGTCAAATGTGTCGCAAAGTACATGATATGGCTCTTATGATGAATAATAAAAAGTGAAGTGTATGAAGAAAATATTTTTAGCAATACTGCCTGCATTGTTATTTGCTGCGTGTAAAAGAATGCCGATTAAAACCGAAACAAGAGTGTATGAGCTTACTTTCATTGATGGTAAAACTGAAATTTACACTTTTAATAACGTGGATGTTAACGCTTATGAAGGCATTGGTAATAACCGTGGAGGTTATTACTTTTATTTGTATTCATCTGAAACATATGAGCATGTACAGGCTATTATCAGATATAAAAGAATAAAATAAAGCGTATGAATGAGTTAAAGTATATTCCTGGGGACTTGGTAATGGTAAAGAAGGCTGCTCTTCAATTCGCCAGAAACAAAGTTTTTAAAGTAATCTCTTCTCATAACGGTGCTATTCTTCATGTTGTCATACTTGGCGACAATGAGACATATCGAATTTATGGAGATTCTGTACGTCCTATTCCTATTACCTCAGAGATTCTAGAGAAGAACGGATGGAATAAAGAGCCATCTGAAAATGTTACGTGGTACAAATATCGTACAGACAAGTCCTACTTATATATCTGCAAGGATAGTTTTAATAACAAAGATTGGCTTGTTTGCGTTGCTTTGGATAAGCATTATGTTGCGAATATCAATTACGTCCATCAGCTTCAACACCTCTTGTTTGGCTTAGGGTTATCTATGGACTTAAAAGCGTAGAGATATGAATAATGAAGAACGGAAGAAGAATAACTTAGCCGTTATGGTATTAGGCTTGGCTATAGTATTTGTATGGCAAACAATTAAAAGTTGTGTTTAACCGCCTTCGGGCGTAATTAATAACAATATGGAAAAAGAATCTATAGAGTTTTATAAATGGGATAAGCAGAATGCAATTATCATAAAACATAATTGTAAACGTCCATATAGTACCATTTATTTTAAGGACGAAGTACCTTTCATACAAATAACGGATGATGGAAGTTCTACATCAGACTTTGATATTATTGAAGAAAATAAGTACGATTTAGTGATACGTTGTCCAAAGATTTGTAAGGAGTACAAGATTGTTGTTTCAAAGTATGAAATAGAAAAATTGAATATCAAAGATATAAAAGTATTGTTTGATATTATTTCTTATGTTGAAGACTTTAAAGCAAAAGCAAAATGTAGTATCATGGAAGTGATACATAAGTATTTAAATGTTTAACCGCCTTCGGGCATAAAGTAAGTAATAATATGGAAGAAAAAGAAGCAGTAGAGTTTTTAAAGAATCTACAACGCTTGCCATATCTAGAGACGGAAGGATATGGCGAGGAGTCTCTACATGCAACAGATAGTTGTTATGAGTATATCCCAACTCTTGCAAAATTTGAGGGTGAATGGGCAGTTGATTGGGTTCATTTCAGCGAATGTGATACCATTAAAGTAATAACAGGTAACACTCCTGTTGAAGCTGTGAATAAAGCTATTCAGTGGTGTGAGGAGAAGAATTTCATTTAGTATTAATTAAAATAATTATTTATGGAAGATTTTAAGAAAAGAATGTGCGATGAGCACGCAGAGTTAAAGGAGCGTTTGACTAAGTTGAACGCTGCCTTGGGTAAGGATGGTTTCCGTGAGAAGGTTGGGGACTATCAGTACAAGTTGATGGTTGAGCAGGCACAAGGTATGGAAAAGTACCTCAAAGCACTTGAAGCTCGCATGAAGGATATGGATATTAATGACTATACCCCATTTATGACCTTCGGTAAGGCTATTGAGGTCTTGAAGCAAGGCAAGGCAATTCGCCGCACAGGTTGGAATGGAAAGGGAATGTTTGTTGTTAAGCAAGTCCCAAGCCACATTGGAGCTGACGTCATCCCTAACATGCAGTCACTCCCTCAGTCTGCAAAGGATATTTTGATGAGCCGTGAGAGCCCTCACATTGACTACACCAATCAGATGCTTATCATCAACCCTGATGGTAGAGCAGATTCTTGGGTTCCATCTTCTAGTGATGTATTTGCAGAAGATTGGGAAGTTGTAGAGTAACTAACCTCCTCTCCTTGGTGACAGCAGGGAGAGGGAAAAAGAAGAAATATGGCAGAGATTATTTATTTTGGAACAGATGGATGCTCAGGGCATTATCCTCTTGGCATTGATAAAACGTTGAGTAATGACGAATATAAGATGTGGTGTGAATGTGATAATAACTTTTGGATAAATAATATTCGGAATAACCCTGGACGACACCTTATCAAACACCATGGCGAAGTTTATACAAATTATGGCGTGCCATTCTCTGTAGATGATAAAAGAAATGGTAGTCATACTGAGTTGTTCTGGAAAGGTACTCACACAGAGGACGAAATGATTAACTTGATAAAGAGCAATCAATTTTTATCAAGGCAATTCAATTTAAAAGAGGATAAAAAGAAAGAGCTATGAACGTAGATAAAGCAAAGAGAAACATCAGAAAAGTATATAATGATATTCAGACAGAATCTGCTTATGGTAGTGCAGCTAGTGTTAGCAAGATGAATGAATGGGCAGAAATACTTGATGATGCAATTGCATTCTTAGGAGACTGACTTATGAATAAAATGTATCAGATAGACCAAGACCTCAAAGACAAGCTAGTCAAGCACTTCACCACCATCGAGGAAATGGCAGATGAGCTGACTACTGGGAATGTGGCTCACAAGAAAGCTGCTATCAAGGGGTTTGCTGGTAGAGCAAAAGAGTTTTTAATTAAACATACATAATATGAGTAAATGGGTAGGAAAATGGAAGAAATCTCGTCAACCCTATGGATGGACTGGAATACTTTATTGGAATAACATTCCAATAACACGTATGTATGAATCTGAATTTGATTTATTAATGAATAAACTAACAAAATGATTAACTATGGATAAGAAGAAAGTAATAGAGTTGATAAAAGAAGCAAAACATTTAGCAATTTTACGCAAATATGAAAATAGACAAGTATATTTGAATAATTGCATTTGTTGTTTGAAAGAAGCTTTGGAAGAACTCTCCAAGTCTGATTGGATTTCTGTTGAGGATAGATTGCCTCTTTATGATGAGAAAGTGTTTGTTTGTAATAAAAGACACCCAAATGATGTATGGAAGTCGTTTAGATTAGAGAAAAAGGGTACAGACGTGATAAGTGTCAATCTTAATAAAACTCTTGACGTAAATGGTTTTGTTATTCATAAGGGTAATATCCCTATCACACATTGGCGTAGAATCGAAAAGTTGGAGGAGTAAATATGGCGTGGATAGCAGTTGATAAAAACGGTAGAGAGTTTATCTACATGGATAAACCTAATAGAGGTGTTATTGAATTTCTTCCATGTCAGGATGAGGGTAGTTACATAGAACTTCCCAAAGGCTCTATCAAGAAGCTTATTGGTAAAGAGTTGTCTTGGAACGATGAACCAATTGAGCTTAAATAGGAATATATGACATCATTAATGATCATATATAAACTTCTTTAATATACATTGTAGTGTATTTAATAACTAAAAGATAATTAATATGATGTGTGACTTAGTAATTATATTATTTCTTGGAATTATTGTATATTTAATACTTAAAAATGATTTATGAAACATATTATAAAATTCAAGGCTAAATGCCTAGGTAATGGTGAATGGGTTGAAGGAGACTTGCTTCATGCAGAAACTCTCGCTTTCATTACTTGGTTTGAGAATGGTTTTAGAAGACTAGAGAAGGTTGACCCTTCTACCATATGTCAATTTACAGGGCTGAAAGATGAAAATGGCAATTCTATTTGGGAACATGATATATTAGAAAATCTACCAATGACCAATGAAGTTGTTTTTAATAATGGATCATTTATGATAATTGAGGACTATGATGATGATATTGTAGAAGAACCATTATCTAATTGTGTATTGTACGATAATATTTGCTATCTTAAAGTTATTGGTAACAAGTTCGACAGAAAGGAAAGTAAGAAATGATAAAGCAAGTTTATTTAGTTACATATAATGAACGCTTTGGATATGCTGATACACTTGAAAAAGCAAAAGCATTAGAAAGTCAATTTATGGCATCTTTTAGCCCTCCTTGTGAGGCAAGAACTTGTAGTAGAAAGGAAGATGAAAAATGAATACATTATACAAAAAAGCCGTTGAATTGTTAGTTAGTGACATTCAAGACAAAGTTCTCAAAGAGAAGATTAGTGCTCTTGGCAAAGAAGCAGAAATAGAAATCAACGAGCCTCTAGAAAACAACATCTTCTACCCAAACAAACACTTCAATGATGGTTTAATCGAGACTTCTATTCCTCTTACTAGAAGGGAGAGAAGAAAGTTGGAACGTAAAAAGAAGTAATTATGTGCAAGGAAACATTTGACTTCTCAGAAGCTCTGAGAAAAATGAAGGAAGGGATGAAAGTTAGAAGGGTAATTTGGGAAGAATGTGGAGCTTATATCCATATTGTCTCTGAGACTATTGTGGCTGTATGCGATGGAAAATTCTTTCCTTGTGTTTTCAAAGATTCTGAGGATATTCTCGCAACAGACTGGGAGGAGGTGACACGATGAAGTATAGTTTCGCAAACGCCAAGCCTGTTCCTTTCGGAAAAATAGACTATTGGTTTCGTGTTAGTCAGTGTGGATGCCATAAGACGGACTACAAGCCGAACCTAAGAGATAAGCGAAAGTTTAACGCTGAGTTAAGAAGAGACAGAAATATAATGATTAAAACATTCTGAGTATGGAAAATCTAGAAGACATTAAGGTAGGAGACAAGGTTATCCTATACCGCAGATTTCAAGATAGAACTGTCTGCAAGGTAGATAGACTGACTAAGAACTTCATCATAGTTGAAGGACGCAAGTTTCGCAAGAAGGATGGCTTTGAAGCTGGAGACTGCGGAATTTATGTCAGCTCTATTGGGAGAGCTACAGAACAGATGATTGCCGAGATAGAGGAGGAACATAAGCGTGATGCAATTATTGAATATATCAGAAACTTCCGTCTTAGCACGCTACCAACAGATGTGCTAGAGAAAGTGTATGAACTAATTAAAAAGTAAGCGTATGGAAAAGAAAGTACTGACCTTATCGGTCAAGAAGGAGTGGTTTGACAAAATCGTGTCAGGCGAAAAGACGGAGGAGTATCGGGAGATTAAGCCATATTGGGCTTCCCGACTGGTAAACCAGAAAGCTGGAAGTGGCGAGGTTTGTTTGAGGGGGGGGTTGGTGGTTATATTGCCATAATAGGCGAATTGGAATACAAACCATACACTCACGTCCTCTTCATCAATGGCTACCGCAAGGATAGCCCACGAATTAAGAAGGAGATTGAGAGTATCACCATCGGTAAGCCAAAGAAGGGTATGTGCCATGACGAGTGGCTAGATACTGAGTTTTTCGTTATTAAATTTAAATAGATTATGGCTAAAGAAAAGACAGAAATAACAGAGTACATGAAGCTTACATATAAGCTTATGCAATGGGCGTTGCAAGAGCCTAGTAAAAGAGGAATACTCATCGTTACTTATGATGAGGAAAGAAATCTCACAGGCGCAGCTCCTGTGGGGAATCCTACAAACCTAGGTATCGCAATAGCTAACGAAATGGAGCAGAATAAAGAGTTTTGCTCCATAGTAGAGAGTGCTGTTGAAGCCCATAAGAAGTTCTTTGGAAAGGGTACTGATAAGTATCTCAGTAGTAAAGAGAAGAAAAACCTTTTGGAATTAACCAAAATTGTAGATATTAGCTACAAGGATTTATGCTGTTCATACCTGCTAATGAAGACAAGCGAAGAAAGCAGAATCCATAAGATAGAACAAAAGGCAAATAACGTTCAAAAGCTCATTCTCAGCATTATCGCAGAGTTCGAGAAGGACACCAATACTCATGTTAGAGATATATCCCTTGAAGAGGAAATCGTAAAGGATGAGAAAGGTAACGCTAAGAAACGTATAAGAAACATCAGTATGGACGTTAAAATGTATTGATTATGACAAAGACTGTAGAAGAAATCCGAGAGTACCATAGAAAGTACTACCAGGAGCATAAGCAGAAGATGCTAGCGCAAGCAAAGAAATGGCGTGAGGAGAACGCTGATCGTGTTATAGCCAACCGCATCTACAACAGAACGCATCTTCGGCTGAGCACTTATAGTCGTGAATACTATCTTAAAAACAGAGATAAGATTCTAAAGTACCAACGTGAATATAGATTGAAGAAACTCAATGGATGAATTGGAAAGAATTTCGTATCTGCATCAGATTAGTCAGCTCAAATCTGAGAATGACTCTCTTAAAGATGAGCTTGTTAAGTTACGGAAGTTGCTGGTCAAAAGAAAGAAATCATGAATAGGGAAGAGCGCAAGCAATACAACCATCAGTATTACGTTCGCAACAAGGCTAAAATAACGGCTTCTAAGAAGTCCAAAGGATCCAAACCTTACAACTACCTCACAGAAAGCCATCGCAGAGCCTCACGAAGTTATTATTGGCGAATTAAGGAAAGAATGACACCGCAAGAGCATTCCGACCTCCTAGTCAAGCGCAGAGAATGCTATCACAAGTGCAAAAAGTTAGCAAAAGTTATCAAAGGAAGTCCATAAAGTTTCAATAAGTTAAACAAATGTAACTACTTGTATTTTAGAGTGTTACAATTTGGTCAATTCACAAAAAAATGACTACCTTTGCACTATCAAAAATAAATAATAACAATTTAAAGATAAGAGCAATGAGAATTAAAGTACGTTTCAATAGCAAGAAGGATTATAAGAAAGGTTACAATAAACTTGTATCATCTTATAAGGACGGAAGTTTCAACGACCATTTCTATGATGGTTATTTCGAGGCAGAAGCTTGGTTTTCTAAGTATTTAGACAACACAAATCAGTATGATGAAATGATGTCTTTCATCAAAATCGCCTTGGAGGGTTTGAAATACAAATCAGAAATCATTTACTAACCCTATAAAGATAAGAGCAATGAAACAGACAATAAACGTATCAAGCAAAGCTGAGGTTGTAGCAGCAGCTACAAGTGATTTTGATGGAGGTTATAACTATTTCGAAGGTGACATTCGTAAGGGTAATCTTAGAGCGCATGTAATTAACTGCTTCTATGGTAACAAGTTGAGAATCCAGATTACCTATTGGGAGGATGGCAAAAGTGTAGCAGTTGAAACCGCTTCAACATGTTCAACAGCAAAGGGGATTGTTAGTAAGGTTTCTAAATTCTTAAACGTTAAGTAATCATGACAGCATTAGACTTCAATGATAGAGGACGAGCTTTCGTTTCATTCGATGAGTTTAACGACTTCATGAATGAACGTCTGGAAGAAGGTGATTACACCAAAGAGAAAGACGGAATAACTTACTACTATAATAGTGGCGGTTGCTTGCTCGCTAAGTACGATAACAACGAAGGCTTCGGAGTAACGTTTTGAGATACTTATAACCAAACGCAAAAATGAGACAGATTGAGGCAAAGACTTTCGTTAGCGAAGAAATACTCCTTCATGAATACGACTACATGTACGGAGATAAAAAGGATCAGAAGGTAAACTTCACCTACATCAACAAACGTACAGGAAAGGAAAATACTAAGTATGGAGCTTTTGATTACCAACATGCTTTATGTCTAGCTAGAGAAAGACGTAATGATGGTAGATACAAGAACTTCGAATATATAATCGGATAAAAAGGTAACGGCTGGTCCAACCAACTAGTCACAATAAGAGCAATGAAATGTTAGACAGAACAAACATTCACTTTAAGAAAGCAGTTAATGCTGTATTGGTAAAGGTTAGTAGAATACATAACAGCACCATGTCAGTATACGTTAACAAAAAATGTATTGATATCACCATGTTTGATAATAATTCTAATGTTTTTTATTCAGACATGATAAGTGATTATTTAAGCAAGGATGAAATCCTTCAGAAGTTAGATAACTTCAATAAAATGTATCACGCATGGGTGCAACTTCAAAAGAAAGGAGTTCACCATGAGTAAAGAGTACATTGGAACAGATTGCTATAATCGTAAGATGGAGCTTTACCATATCGGCAATGAAGTTTATTGCGACCACATCAAAAACGGAGTTGTCGTCAAGACAAACAGCATCACTGTAGATAACCGCATTCTTGGATTGTTTGGCAGTCCTCATACAAGCGGAGCATATATCTACGATGAGATAGCAAGAATGTGTGGCAAGAAGTTATAAATAAGTGCATATAAAAAGTAAGAGCAATGAAGACAGACAACGTTTTAGAGCATTTCGCTGAAATGATGATTTCACGAATGCAAAAGATGAAGGCAGGAGATTGGAAGATGGGTTGGTTCACCACATCTTATGGTGGTAACCCAGTGAACCTTGGAGGTCGTGAATATAATGGAATGAACTCATTCTTCCTGTTCCTCTGCATGATGGACGAAGAAAGATTCAAATATCCTATCTTTGCTACCTTCAATCAGATAAAGGCATTAGGAGCTAGTGTGAACAAAGGAGAGAAAAGCTTCCCTGTTCTATTTTGGTCCATTCAGTACAAAGACAAGAATGGAAACAAAATAACAGAAGACAGCTACAACGGAATGACTCGATCAGCCCAACTAGACTGCAAAGTCCAGCCTTTTTTGAAGAGCTACAATGTGTTCAACCTCAGCCAAACCAATCTCGAAGAGGTAGCACCTAACACGATGAATAAGTTGAAGGATAAGTTCAGTCTCAAAGATAAGAATGAGTTGCCGACAGACACGGCTGGTATGTACGTCAACGAGAAAATTGATGATATGCTCCTTTATCAGAAGTGGCTCTGCCCTATCCGCTACGACAAGTATTCAAGTGGAGCTTTTTATAGAGTTGGGGCAGATGAAATTACCACACCTCTTAAAAGTCAGTTTAAGAAGGGAAATACAGAGCAGAAGATATTCGAGGATGGACAGGAGTACTACTCAACCATTCTACATGAAATGGTTCACTCAACAGGTCATAAGTCTAGATTGAATAGAGGGTTTGAGAATGAGAAAGGAGAAAAGGACTATGCAAGAGAAGAGTTGGTTGCGGAGCTTGGAGCAGCTCTTATCGGAAACGTCCTAGGCTTTAGCAGTCGCATTTTAGATAATAACGCTGCTTACCTAGATGGTTGGATCAGCAAGCTTAAAAAGCAACCAAAGTTCATCGTTTCTGTTTTGACAGACGTAAACAAGGCAGCTAAAATGGTATTAGAAATCGTGAACAAAGAAAAGGCGCAATTACTAATGCCTGCATAAGATATTTTATTGCCCTATCTAAGGCGGTATAAGCGGATTTGCTTGTATCGCCTTTATTCATTATCATCAAAAACATAAAAAGCTCTATAAGCGAAAATAAATATGCAATTTCTCGGTTAAATCTATTTGTTGACTAAATATTTTTAGTATCTTTGCACCAAAAGTAGTAAAGATATGAACATCGAAGAAATACTCAAGCAAACTGATACTATCAGCCAAAAGATAGAAGAGCTACGCAGAAGGACTATAATGGTCCCTTTGTGGAGTTATCTTTTGAGTTTATATGAGCCAGAAAGCCATAAGGTAATGACAGATACCATAAGCCTTCGTGATAAAGACAATGGAGAAAAATCTTCCCGTATTGCGGTTGCTCTTGAAAAGCTGCTCACAAACAGAATAACAGAATTTACATTCTCTATACCAGTTAAGAGAAAGTACAATACTCCCGAAAATGATATTCAGAGGGAAATACAAAAAGCGTTAGAAAGAATCTACGATAGTGCTCATATTGATAATATGAACTACAAGCGTGGACTAGCCTATTTCGCAAGCTGCGAAATCTTTACCATCTGGTATTCTGTTAAGAAGCCTAACACTCTATATGGTTTTGAATCAAACTACAAGTTAAAGTGCAAAACCTTCTCCCCTATGGATGGAGTAAGATTGTACCCTATCATTGATGAGTATGATGATATGCAGGCTATGTCGTTCGAATATGACAAGACTGTTTCTGATAAAGAGACGATAACATTCTTTGAGACTTTCACAGAAAACTATCATTTCATTTGGAAGAAAAGTAACCTTGGGGAAATGTGGGAGGAAGTAACTGCACAAGTTGATGAGGATGGGAATACTGAGAGTGGCGAGGAAATTATCATCCATAAGATTCCTGGAGCCTACTTGTCTCGCCCTCACGCCATCTACGAGGGTCTTGATAATATCCGAAGTGAATTTGAGTATAATGTCAGTCGCAATAGCAACGTGATTGCATATAACGCTGCACCAATCGCAAAAGTCAAGGGTGGCATAGTCGGACAGGAGAAAAAGGGAGAAAGTTTGCGTATATGGAGAGTCGAGAATGATGGCGATATTTCATACGTATCATGGAACCAGTCGCAAGAAGCGGTTAGCGGTCAGAATAAAACCCTCCTCGGATTGTACTGGATGCTTTCCCAAATGCCAGATATTAGCTTTGAGAATATGAAATCTCTTGGTAATATCGGCTACGATGCAAGACAGACGTTGCTCACAGATGCACATCTGAAAGTTCGCATGGAATCGGGCGCTTTCAAGGAGTTCTTTGAAAGAGAGTTCAATGTAATCAAGGCATTCTTGAAGGTCATGAATCCAAAATGGGAAAAGGAGATAGATAACGTCACCTGCGACCACATCATCACTCCTTACATACCAAAGGATGAGAGCTACGACATCACCATCAGACAAAAGGCTAATGGTGGTAAGCCGGTAGAAAGTCAGCTTGAATCCATCATTAAGCTTGGGCAGTCGCAAGACCCTCAGCAGACAATGGAGGATATTCGACAGGATGAACTTAATGCGGCAGCAGTACAGCAGTCTGCTTTTGCTATGGGTGAACAAACAATATAAACGCAATAAACTGCACAAGTTATGAAGAAAAAAATCGCAATTTGGCTATTCAAGTTAGCTAGAAGGCTCTACCCTATCAGTGTAACTGTCTTTGAACAGAAAGAAATCCTAGAGCCAAAGGTATGTGCCAAGGCTTATAGTATCGACAAAAATTACATTCGCCACTACAAGCGAGACCATCATGTCAAGTCCATGAGAGAAGCTTTGCATGAGATAACAAAGGAAACTCTCGCACAGGCAAAGAAAGATGTACTCAATACTATCGAATCCAAGATCATGAAGCAGAGAGTATATCAGAAGGATGGCAAGACGATTGTAGAGGTAAAGGTTAATTGCTATGTCTCCAAAGAAGAAGGTTAAGCCTATTCCAAAAGAACCTCAGTTCTGCAAATTATGTGCCCACGTTTCCAATCCACGTAATCTTAGTGTTACGGGAGAGCCAACGTTGGGCACTTGCCCTTATGAGGAGTTTGCTATCCTCTATCAAAGGGAATGTGTAAACGAGCATTATAAGCCGAAATAAATGAGACCAAATATCCCCAATCAAAAGAAAGCATACGATGCTCTGAACAGACGCTTAGTAAACTACGTGTCACAAGTTCAGAGCATTTATGATAGAATCGCTAGCCAAGTTGCTACTGCTATAGATGGTGTCGGTTATGATGGTTCTGCAGAGTTCTTGTTTGAGGACTATCCAGAACTGAAACAAACCATCAATGGCATCATGACCAGTTATGCTGCACAGATGAATAACCTCATCTATGCAGGTACCACAAATGAGTGGAAAGAAAGTAACATCATGCAGAACCTACTTGCAAGAAAGGTACTTCGTGCTTATGATTTTGAGAAGGGAGGAGATAAGTACAACAGGTATTTCCAACCTAATTCAGATGCTTTGAAGGCTTTTCAGAATAGGGTTGATAAGGGGTTGTCTGTTTCACAGAAACTATGGTATCAGTCACAAGCCTTGAAAAAGGAGCTGGAGCATACCATATCAACTGCAATAGAAAGAGGGCAGTCTGCGGTTGTTCTCAGCAAGCGAATCAGTAAGTATCTGTTAGACTATCCTTCATTAAAGGCAGATTATACAGAAAAGTTCGGAAAAGCCGCTACATGCGCGAATTGCCAATACGCTTCTATACGTCTGGCAAGAACAGAGATAAACATGGCTTACCGAAAGGCAGAGCAGACACGTTGGCAACAATTTGACTTCATCTTGGGATATGAGATTAAGTTGAGTAAACGCCATCCTGCACCAGACATCTGTGATGATTTGTTGGGAATATACCCAAAAGACTTTGTCTTCCTAGGTTGGCATCCTAACTGCATGTGTTATATTGTACCTATTGTGATGAGCGATGAAGAGTACTATGGTTCTCCTTCCATTCAGAAGTCAGCTATGATTTCTCGCACCCCAAAGAACTTCAATGACTGGGTACGCAATAACCGCAGCCGAATCGGTCAAGCTGAAACACTTCCATACTTCTTGAAGGATAACAGAAAGTATTGGCACCTGTCCATTGAGGACGCGGCTGAGTATCGCCATGCTGACAGAGACGAAAAATCCATAAAGCTTGCTTGGAAGAACAGAGACTTATTGAAATACAACATAGATGTAGATAATTCTGACATAGCAACATTAAGGCGAAATGCTAAAGCCTATGAAGTTGATATATCAAGCTTTGAAAAATTCCTCACTACACATCAATTTAAAGAGAGTTTTGGAATGATGACTGATAGTGAACGTTCTGTTTTGTCAGATATGTTCGATAAGTATGATGATAAGGTTCGTCAAGCTGTAGAGTCTTTCGACAGAACAAAGAAAAGTTATCTAGCTAAGTTCGATTATAGCTATGATTTCGGTGATTGGAGGGATGGTATAACTAACAAGTTTGCAAATATCACTCCTACACAATTCGAACCAGTGAGCAAGATAAAAACAAAGTTGAAGGCTACCTATGATGAAGCTCGTAGGGAACTGCAAGACCTTCGTTCTATTCCGTTGAAGCCTAAGAAGCTGATAGATGATTTTGATGATTGGGAATTGGAGACTGCATTAGACGACCAGGAAGCAGTTATGGCAGGAAAGAAACTCATGCAAAATCTGTATGGTCCAAACATTGATAACGTCAATTCTTGGATAAGAGTAGAATCGGCTCGCATAACAGAAGGCTGGGGCAAGGCTTATGAGGTCTTTCTTGACGAGTATCATAACGGCTTGAAGGAGGTCATGGAAGCTGCTACCCATCTGAACGAATTGAGAACAGCAGATTTGAGTATCATTCCTACAAGATGGATTCCTCGCTTCAATGATTATATCAAGACCATAGAAACTGCAAGGATTGATGTCCGAGGTTATGAAAGAGTTTATCGTGAGATAGAGGGTGCGTACAACATCTATAAGCTGTCTTCGGATCAAGATTTGATTGCGTATGGCTTAGATAAGCTATCCTGCAATACACCTCATACCATCGTGGAAGGCTTTAGAGGCATTGGATTGAGTCCGACCAAATGGCTCGGAAAGAAAGAGTTCTATGACAGCTTTGACAAGTTTGTTCCTTGTATTAGCCTTAGCGGAAACAAAGCCTACTATTGGAGTAAGTATAAGCATGTTAGAATAGACTTCGATGGTCTGAAGGAAAGAATCTTAAATTCAGAATGGTATCGCAAGGGTCTCCAATATCACGAATACGGACACGCTAAAGCCGCATTACAAGGTAATTGGGAAGGAAATGCAGACTTCAAAAATCTTTATAAAAGGTTTTTTGCTGACTACAACAAGCCCGAATATAGATACGTTGATGGAGAAGGTGTTTCGCAATGGAAAATCGCTGATAGACTATTTGAAGAGCTCAAACTCGTAAAAGACAAAACGTATGATGTAATGGAACAATTTGGCAAAATCTCTGATACTTTGCAAGCTATCGACAAAGACCACAACTGGATACAGGGAATGTTAGGACACGAAGTCGATTACTTCGCATCGAGTTCGCATAATTGTTTAGCTGAGATTATAGCCCATTTAAGCGAAAATTATTGGTCTAACAATAAATACTTCAAAAAGGTTTTGCCAAGGCTTTATAATGAAGCTATGGCTCTCTATGAGAAGTATTATAAGCTAAACAAACCGACAAAAAGATAGGTGGTAGTCTATGGTTCTACCACCCATCTTGATTTTCTTTCGGTAGGACCTACGGCTGATTCATTGGTAATATAGGTCAGACCAAACTTTGTTTTAGTTTTCATTGCCTTGCGAATAGAGAGCATTATTTCTTCTCTCGTAAAGCCGCTAATAGGATAGTTTTGTAGAGCTAATTCTACTGCGCACATTTGAGCTATACCTGCATTTCCTTTGGTATAGTAGTTCACCACCTGTTCGTCTGTAAGCTCGTCCACGGACTTAACAGAGCATTGTTCTAGATATTCTTGTATATTCATGCTGCAAAGATAGTAAAAGTTTCCCAAACTACAATACGTCCAATTAAAAAGTTAGCAAAAGTTAGCAAACAGACTATAAAGAAGTTTAAAAGTTAAACTATTGTAAGTACCTGAAAATAAAGTGGTTATTATTTGGTCAAAAGCAAAAAAATGACTACCTTTGCACTATCAAAAATAAATAATAATAATTAAAAGAATAGGAGATAAGAGCAATGAAACAATTAGAAAATATTAAGGTTGGAGACAAGATTATTGTTCACTATGTATTTGAAGAACGTGTAGAAACGGTCAGCAAAGTAACCAAGACTCTCATTATTGTTGGCGATTGCCGATTTAATAAAAATAATGGGTTTACTCATGGAAGAAGAGGTTACAATTTTCCTTATATCGTTCGAGTAATGTAGAAGAGAAACATCTCCATATTTATACAAGTAATCATGACACAGCAAGAATTTGAGCAGCGAGTAGGAATGTCGGTCAATGCTACCGAATACGCTTCCATCGAGAATGTATATATGGCAAGTGACCTAGATAAGGATGCTTTCTGTATTCTTTGGGAGAAGATGAACTTCAAAAGAGTTGCAAGAGCTAAAGAAGAGCGAGTAGCCAAGTTGAAGGAGCAAATGAAGAAGGAACAGCTATTCGACATATTGAACAAGCCATACGGCAAAAATGAGTTCGGTACGCTAGCAGATAACTTCTACAACAAAAGCGAAAAAGCTGTACTAGAAAGCATTGGAATCCACATGCAGCAAGAAAGAAATGGTATTCCATTCTTTGTAAGTGTAGCATCAGTATTGGTTGATTTACGTAAGTATTTGAATATCGCATAAAAAAAGGCAACGAGGGTTACCACCCCTCATAATTAACAAGGATATGTCAAGGTTAAGAATCGAATACAAATCAGAACCACAAAACGGCAGCCCAATTTTGAAAGCAGAAGGCTCAATTGAAGTGCTTTATCCTTCAGAGGTTGATGAAGTTAAAGCAAAACTTATATCTTTAGGCATAAAGCTAAATGATATGAAAGTTTATTGGATAGAACAAATGAATAATATGTAAAGGTAATGGTAGGGATAACCACCCTACCTCAATATGATAAGAGCAATGAATACGATAAAAACGTTTATTCCATCAGAGTCAGTTGACGCATTTAAGAAGTTCGCTGAGAAGACAAAGCGCAATGTAGAAGGTTTCGACTACACCATTAGTAACCCACGAAAAAAGTTATTCCGTCATGCGGTAGTAGAAGATTGTCAAACCATCATTGGTAAGTATTGGCATGAAATCTGTGACCTCACCATCAATATGCCAGACGAAAGTAATTGGAGATTGCTAGCCACATATAAGAATGGAGCCTTTACTCCTGCTGATACAACCAAGGAGTTGGTATTCAAGATTAAGGAGCATGGAGCTAATTACGGCAAATGCGACCTATGTGGTCATTGGTGTAACAACGCATACGTAATCGAGAATACGCAAACTGGCGATGAACTGCAAGTAGGTTGCGAGTGCATAAAAAAGTTCGGATTGAAGTACATTGACTTCCTCTCAGACTTTACACGCAAACTTTATGAGACATACGACCACACCATCAGATATGCCACCGATGATGACTATGGAGACCTTATCCCAATTTGGGGTGGTCCTAAGGATAGTAGATATACGGATGCCATCTTGAAGAATGACATGATCGCCATGTGCAAGGCTCAGTATGACGAGTGCCCTGTTTACAAGAAAGGCTATTACGCAAATGGTCACTATTACCCATCAGAAACAATCGCCAAATTAGAGGAAATAAGAGATTCTAAGAAGTTTACGGTTGACACCTCATATACATTAAAGGTCTGCGATTTTGCGCTATCTAAAGAGCCTAAATCACAATTCGAGGTTGAAATGCAGAAAGTAGCAAATGACTACTACACATTCTCGGAGCAGTTCGTTTATGCTTTCTTCCTGGTGAAGAACTACGAGGATAGCTTGAAAGGTGGTATTGATGCCATCAAGAAAGGTATGCAAGTCAAGGTAGTCGGTAAAGTCATTCAACAGCGCACAGAGCAGTCTTACTACGGAGAAATGGTCACAAACACCATCCTTACTAAAAACGGAATAGTCTGTAAAAGGGTTGGCAAAATACCAACTGCACAAAAAGATGGCGAGAAGACCACCGAGTTCTATGCTATCGTCAAGGGTGTGTTCAATGGAGAGGTTAGCCTAGACAGAGCTACCAAGAACCCAAAGAAAGGAATTGAAGTGGCAATGGAGATTTAGTTATGAGCGCATTCAACATCAACACCTATTATGGCTGTGAAACTTGCGAAGCAGCCAACGAATATGGTAATGGTTGCAAGCATGGTCTGTTATTCCCTGTCCTGCTTGTGATAGCTAATAAAAGGGAATGCCAAAAATATAGATTTCAAAGAAAGGATTGAGAATGAATGCATTAGGTTACTCAGCATCAATTAGTGATGCAAAGAAAGAAATCGAAAAAGAGTATAAAAACGAAAATATCTCCGAGGTCGAAAGAGATTGGCGTTTAAATCACATTATGAGTTATTAATTTGAATGTATGAAATTGCAGGTTTATTTTCTATACAGAACCGATGAGCACCTATCTACAGACAGCAAGGAATTGCTCTTTATCGGCAACCTTCCAAATTGCATAAAAGCAGCAAGGAAGTTTAATGCTACAGATACTCAGATTAATGAACTCGGGTATCAAAAGCAAAGTCAGCTAAACAATGTAGGTTACGAGTTTATGCTAGAACAGCATACACTTAACGAATATATAGTAGAACCATAAAATATACGATTATGAAGATATACAAATTGATATGGTATCTCTACACAGAGGACCAACTTAAAAAAATCCTCATCACAGATAAGGAAGTTGCAGAAAGACGTTATCAAGAGCTAAAGAAGGCTCTTTATCGTGGATGCTGGTTATCCCTATCAGAATTAGTTGAAAACGAAGACCACGAACTAGTGGAGGGTGAAGGTCTTCATTTTAACGACATTTAAAAGTTAGAGCAATGGAACAGAAGTTATTAGATTTGATTATCCATATAGGACAAGTTAAAGGTTGGACAGTAGATGCTACAGATAATGGCAATGACCTTGCCTACATCTTCTTTCAGCGTTATTCTCCTGCGGATCAAGATTTCAATATGTCAATCGAAATGCTTGCCAATGACCCGAAAGATTTTTTGAAGAATCTCGATGATTACTACGAGAACTTCGATCCAGATGGTGAAGCTTTAAACTGGTGTGACAAAGAAGGTCATGGAATAAACGGAGCACCCAAACGATTGAAGGACATCATCATTGATTTCGAGGAAATCGAAAAGGAAATCAAAGAACTCCTAGAAGTGTTCAATCTTCGAATAGAGGAACTAGAGAAAGCTGCCATTCACAAGGTTAAAGTGCAAGTAACCGAATACCTGCAAAAGGTAGTGGAGGTTGATGCCATCAACGGTAGTGACGCATGCGATAAAGTCGAAGAAATGGTTAATGGGTCAGAAATCATCTTGACAGCAGACGATTTCACAACAAGAAAGATTGAGCCTTATGAAAATGAGTAAAACTGCACAAGCTGTGCAAAAGCTAAAAGATGGAGATTTGAAAGGAGCGCTCTCCATCTTTTCTACTTTTAAGTATGATTTCACAAGGGATGAACGTAGAATCATGCGAATTGCATACGAAACACTTTGCGGACATGGTGCTTTCTATCAATCATTAGGAATTGATGCTAGTCAGATGATAGTAGATGCGGCAGCTATACTAAACACTAAGTATCTAAGTATCAATAAGTTAAACTAAGTTAGCAAAAAGTATATTTAGCACTAAACATTTGGTCATTTGCAAAAAAATGATTACCTTTGCACTATCAAAAATAAAATAACAATTTAAAAGATAAGAGCAATGAAAGAGTTATTAGAAAACATAGGTAACTTTAATGGATGGAAAGGAAACATCTGTCTTTACTTCCCCAAAAAGAAGGTTAGAGAATTAAAGCGTTATGGAATAACAGAAGATATGGATATAAAACAAGCATATTTAAAAGTGAGTAATATTTAAAATATATAACTTTTATAGAGCAATGAAACTGATTACGAAAGAAATTAAGAAGAGACTGGAAAAATATCCTCTCTACTCACAGGATGGCAAAAAGGAAGAAGCCATCTGTCAAGCAAAATTCTTCCTTTGTGTTGGTGCATGGTCTTGGTTCATATTGGAAGCAGACCTAGAGAATAATATCGCCTACGGAATCACTATTAATGGAAGTGGTGAAGGCGAGTACGGCTACACAAGCTTAACCGAGTTGCAGGGGCTAACAACAAAGTTAGGCTTAACCGTAGAGCGAGATACCTCATTCTTCCCTACTCCACTAAAGGATATTAATAACGAATATCTAAAGAAGTTTCTTAAGAAAATGTACGCTTGAAAATAATTTCTCACTTTTTTCAAGAAACTATTTGTTGATTAAATAATTTTATCTATCTTTGCAAAAAGTTGCAAAAAAATGAAGATTTATACATCATACTTCTCAAACGGAGCTAAGTTAGCAAAAGCTGGTATCATGATGATCGGTATTGCCCTCTACCCTCCGAAATGGTTTACAGGATTGTCAAACAAGTACGTGTCACCATCATGGGACATTCTTCACAACTCCAAATCGGAAGAAGATTACGTGCAACGTTTCAATTCTGAGATATTGGCTCATCGGGACCCAAAAGCATTTCTCTCAGCAATAGAGAAAATGGCAAATGGAAAAGATGTAGCTCTATGTTGCTTCGAAAAGCCAGATGATTTTTGCCATCGCCACCTAGTGGCAAAATGGCTGAATGAAAAGTTGGGAGTACAGGTCGAGGAATTTGGAATTTCCAAGAATCCTGTTTACTCGGAGCAAAGTTTGTTTTAGGCATTCCTCCTTTCAAAATACCCACAAGGGTTGACGGCTCGGAAAGACGAGCATTTTTGCGTATAGAGAATATTGTTATTATAAGCGGAGATAGCTCAGTTAGTAGAGCGCAGTGATACCATCATTGAGGTCGTTGGTGCGGTTCCAACTCTCCGCTCTTTTGCGGGTATAGCTCAGTCGGTCAGAGCGTCACATTCCCAATGTGAAGGTCGAAGGTTCGAGTCCCTCTAGCCGCTCTATTTTTGTAGAATTAAAATAAAAGAGCATGAAAAGTTGCAGAGACATACAAGATAGAACATTCGGTATTGAAATAGAAATGTGCAATCTTGAAAGGTCTAAGGTGTCTCTACCCGAAGGCTATTCATGGAGCAAAGATGAGCAAATTTACAATACTGATGGTTCAACAAATAAGTCATTTGGTGGTGAGGTAAATACCCCACCATTACATATTTGCTGTCTAAAGGACCTACATGACCTCCGCTCTGTATATGAATCAATGGTTGTCACAGGAGGAAAGATAAAGTGGAGTATTGATACCCATGTACACATCTATGCAGGAGATTCGTCTGTAGATCAGATTAAGAAGGTGTTTTTGTTCTTCTATGTTTGCTATCCATATTTCAAGAAATATGCTCATATTTCTGATTGGGATGAGCTGGTATTTAATGCACAACCTGTTCCTACAGAGAAGTACTTCGAAGGCGTTAAAAATGCACAGACGTTTGATGAATTACAAAATCTCTTCACCAATCAGTCTAAGAAGGGCTTTATTCGTCATGCGGTAAATATATCAGCATACTTCAAGACAAAGACGATAGAGTTCAGAACGTTTCATGCTACTGACGATTTCTATCGAGCTATGAATTGTGTGTATTCTGCATACCGCATATTCTATTACGCTATAAGCCACGAATTGGAAGATTACCAATCAATTACATCATATCAGCAGTTCTGTGAGGTTACAGGGCTTAAATATGATGTTCCAAACGAGTTATGCCCACTACTATATCAAGGAAATCCATATAGTGCGATTGAAACGTTTATGACAGCTCCATTAGCTTACAATTCCGAAATGGTTTCGGCATTACATGATGCTGTGATAACTAACGGACATAAGGAAATCTGCATAGTAAATGGCTTCATGTACTACTATGAGCTATTCTTCCTTGATAAGGTGGAAGTATCTATATACTGCCAAGATGCCTACTGCTATCTGCTCTATATGTTGGCAAATGGTAAAACATCACTAACATATAAGGATAAGCTTGCATGGTTGGAGGACTATAACAATCCTACACCATCAAGGCAGCTTGCTTTGGCTCTTTATGCGGTGAAACTGCAAAAGTATTTCATGAGCGAATCGGCAAGAAACAGTGCTGTCTTCGAAGCATTGAAAATTAAGGCAAGGGAATCTATTGAGAAGACTGAGGAAGCAAATGAGCGATTGATGAGATTGCTTACTACATGTGATTTTCATGTTGGAACACTAGAAGAAGCCATCAAGAATAAGAAGGTTATCTTCTTCAATTTCGGTAGAATGGAGAAGAAGCAGAAAAGGGCATTCAAACTCATTTCAGAAAATAGCGACTTGAAATTAGATTTTTCTGTCGAAAGTAACGACTATTACAACCTAGTGGAAAGTATTCCGAGTGATAGTTATTTCTACTATTTCAGCAATAGCCCTTATCTGAGAAACCTGCATAAGATAGCTATGTGGAATAATTCAAGTGGGGAAAGACGGTCTGCAGGAAGGTTCCTCTATTGCAATAAGCCAACTGCACAAAATAATGCAAGCACCTCATATTCCTCATACAGAATCGAATGCAACGAGATTGTACCTCCCGACGATTTGGAGATTACAGACGCAAGCAAACTGATGATTGAACGAGTAAACCCACCTTTACTTCATTGCTTGCAAAAGAAGTATATCAAGAAAGTGGACCAATGTAGTGTATGTCAATTTGCTTTTGTGGTGAAATACGACAAATATACCCTAGGTGGATTTGGTTTTACGCTACCTCAACACAAGGGGTATGATTTGTTTCAGTTAACGGACTTCTGTACGAATAACGCAATACCTCGATTGAGTAAACTCATACTATACTGCATTCAGTCTGTTGGCGTTCAAAGATATTTGAGTAGAAGAATGCGCAAGCTTTGCGAGAAGGTTATCTCTTGCGCTTATACCCATAAGCCTGTGAGCATGAAATATCGTGGCGTGTACAAGAAAGTGAAGGAACACTGCACATCATCTTATCTTGCTTACGAAGGAATACTTGGGATATATCCTACGAATAAGGAAATCATTGAGAAATATCAAAAATCGTTGAAGAATGGAAAATGAAGATAGATGGAAATACGCAAAAGTTGATATAAACCTCATAGATGAGGTAGAAATCAATGCAAATGAAATGTCGGGTGAAGACTTCGCCCAACTAACAGACAACATTGCTAAGTCTGGATTGAGTAGTGTGCCTACCTGTATCAAGAAGGATAATGGTAGATACATCATGATCAGCGGTAATCATCGTTTGAGAGCTTGCAAGAAACTGCACTATAAAATGCTAGGCATCTTGTATGTAGAAGAGAGTGAGATTACAAATGATGAAGCTATTGCTATTGAATTATCTCACAACTCCCTTCATGGTGAAGCTAATGTTAGTATCTTGAAGAAGTTGTTTGCATCAATTCAATCTATCGACTTCAAGAAGTTTGCCCATGTGAACATCGATGAGATTAAGCCAATAAGCACTGAGGGTATAGATGTATATGCCATGCAGGAGAACTTCGTGTTCACCATCATCCTCTACCCTAGTTCATTTGCTAGTCTGGACACATTGTATGGAGATATTCGTGAGCAAGCTCGCAAAAGTGATGCTCTCGTTCTAGCTTCCGAAGAAGATAACGAGAAGACCTTGCTTAAGATTCAACAGGACATAGGTAAGGAGTTTGGAATTAAATCTCCAAGTATCACATTTGCCAAGTTGCTAGAGCTAGCGAGTGAACGTTTAACAGAAATAAAGGAAGGAGAAAAAGAAAATGATTTGGATAATAATGACAGCGAGCGATAAGGACTCGTATGTGACACAACGCAATCAAAACTTCATCAAAGAAGCACTAGGAGCAAACAATGTTACATTTGTTAGTGTGCAAGATGAGGATTCATTTAATGACTTAAAGATAAGTGATAGGGACATCGTTATTACACAGACGAGAAATAGAATTATCCTAGATAAGATAGGCGAACTTGAAGCAAAGAATACGTCAGAAAGTGATAGAACGATCGTCTTGACAAAAAATAAAGAAGTTCTCAAAGAAGAACTTTACAGACACGGCATCTCGTTTCCGAAATCATATAGCAAGTATGATTTAAGGGAAGAAAATATGTATTTTGTGAAGCCATTAATGGGTGAAGACTCTAATATGGTTGACAACCTTTCGGTCTGCAAGAGTTCCAAAGAGGTAAGAAAGAAAGTTGAAGAGATAGAACGTTTGGGTGATATTGCTATCATCGAAGACTTTATTGTAGGAAAGGAATGCACTGCTGCTTGCGTTGTCAATCAGAAAACAGGAGATATAGACGTATATCCTATTTTTGTAGAATTGACAACACCATATAATATACTCACTCACGAAGCTAAGATGCAGGAGGAAGAGGTATGTAGTGCTTGTAATCTTGAAGTGATAAAAGAAACTGCACAAAAAGTGTGCAAGGTGTTGGGTATTCAACATTATCTCAGAATAGATTTTAGAATATCTTCAACAGGTGTTCCGTTTGTAATAGATTGCAACCTGTTTCCAGGTTTAGGTCCAACAGACCATTTCGCAAAATGTCTGTTGCTAACAGAAAATATGTCTTACATAGATGCTTTGAAAGCAGTCATAGCATCTGCAAGTTAGAAAGGTTGATTATGACAAAGGTAAGAAGAACAGAATTAAAAAAGATTGCCGCTGCTTACGAAAAGAAGGGCGGCAATATGGCTGCTACGGCAGTAGCTTTGGGCATTACACGCCAAGCCTTATATAACTGGAGAAAAGAGGATGAGAAGTTATACAAGATGTTGGATGATATAGATGAAGGCATTCTTGACTTTACTGAAAGCAAGTTGGTTGAAAAGGTGAACGAAGGTAATCTAACTGCAATCATCTTCCTTCTGAAAACCAAGGGCAAGAAGCGTGGTTATGTCGAGCAAGTAGATAACAGATTAGTAGAAAACCCATTCGAGAAGTTAATGAAGGAGCTTCCCGATGATGAAGAAGGTTAATTATGGAAAATGGAGAATTGTATATACCAGACTGCTTGTTTCCAACGGACAATCCGTTGGAGATACCATGTTTGTTGTCTGATGTTCAACCCCAGTACATAGAAATCCCATTCTATTGCTTTGGAGAGCAGGCAAGAACAACTAATATGAATGGCAGGGGAACACTCCACTTCTATACTGATGATTATAGATTCCGGTCAATCTATGAGAAGCCAGAGAAGATTTTGAAGTACAACCCTGGCAGCATTATTGAGCCAAACTTCAGCTTATCAAATGATACTCCAATAGCTTTTGGTATGCAGGCTATCTACAAGAAACGCTTTCTTGCGAGAGCTATGCAGGAAAAGGGGATTGGTGTATTCGTTGACTTAAATGTGGCTCCTAAGTTCTATAAGCTGAATTTGATGGGTGTCCCTAAAGGTTACTCATCATTCGCCACAAGAGGTTGCACAGACCGACTATATGAACTGCAATTTGAATACGAGATTGCCAAGTTCGTAGCAAATGGCAACAGATTCAAATTCATCGTTTATGGAGGTGGTAACGTGATTGAGCAGTGGTGTAAGGAAAATAATGCCGTTTATATTACACCAATCATCATCATCAGGAATAAGTTGAAAGCTTTTGAAAAGATGAAAGATACTATTGGTATGCTTGATGTTGATGCAAAAGCAAAATACCAAGAGCTGAAAAAGACCTTGTATGATACTCAAGTAAAAAACTTCTCTGTAGAAGATATGCTTGATAACATGCAGGATTTCCCAAAGCTCTCAAAGTAGTTTATTATAGTTACTAATTAAATTGTTAGTTTATGGGAAAAAGAAGTAATGGAACCAGAAGCCAATCACCATTGCAGGCGGCTTCAACAAGAACCAACTCATCTAAGATAGGAGGTTCGAATACAGGTGGAAAGTCTGGAGGGGCAGCAAATACTCAAGCAGGCAACACATACACTACATCTAGTGGAAAAGTGTATGAGTATGGACATCTTTTTTCTAAGAAAGAAGAATCCCGTATAGCCGCAGAAATAGATAGCGTCAAGAAAGCCTTGAATCTTGGAGGGCTTAGAGAAACTACTACGTCAGCTAGTTATGAAGATGTTAGTAAAGCAATTAGTAGTAAAGGACTTAAGTTAGACGACTTAAACCGAAAGCGAAAAGAATCGCTAGCTATTTTAGAAAGAGATTATTCGCATGGACAAAATAATGTAAAAGGGCTTATTAAAGAAAGTAAGGAAGTTATTTCTAAATCCATCAAGACTCCTTATTACAAGATGACAGTATATGTTAGCCCTAGAGTTGAACATGTCGTCTCTGTAAAGCCATATATATATAATGGCAAGAAACAAGAATACGAAGTTAGTATAACTGTATCTAAAACAGATAGTAAAGGTAGATATATTAGTACAAAAACGGAAGAATCTATAATTGACAAGGACCAAATGCTAAAAAAGTTCAAGAAGTATAACGGCAAAAAGTACAGCAATTTTGGTTAATGACGATTGTCTTCTAAAATACCCCTGCTTTTCGGAGGTGCAATACCGAAAAAACAGGGGTATCAAACAAAGTAATTTCGCAATTGTAAATAAGGTAATTATGGGTAAACGAAGTAATGGAACGAGAGGGACAAACAGTTCTTCAGCAAGCAAGAGCCGTAAGGCAAGTGGTGGGGGTGAGCGAGCTTGATAGAAGATTTCCTAATTGGAACATAAATCAATTCATTTCAAAGACACCCTATGGAGTCGAAGAAGCCGTTATTGGTTCTTTTCATAGGGTCTATGGAAAGAAATACAGCCTCAGTCAAGAAGTTGGTGATATTGATAAAACATTTAAAGAACTTGGGGAAGATGTATATGTTGACATAAATTCAAGCATTAACACGCCACAAGATTTCTTGAATAAACAAGATGTTGCAAAATACATGTCATCAAGAAATTATGACGGTATCAAGGCTTTAAGATACACTGATGGTAATAGTGAAAGAATAATGATTGTTGATGGAAATCATCGTTTCGTAGCCGCAAAGCTCAATCATGAGAAAAAGGTTAAAATGAGAATAATCGAATAAAGTGTTTGTTTATAGGGAGATTTATATTATTGATGGTCATCAAGCCATACTTAAAGGAAACAAGAAAATACGAATATTATTGAATTAGCAATATGTCTGAACAGAAAGCAATAAAAAAAATGATTGCATGGCGCAATGATTGGTGTCTCTTCGCCAAGGAAGTCTTGAAGGCGAGCCTTGACGAAGAACAAAAGGCTATATTGCGTTCTGTTCAGAAGAACAAAATGACAACGGTAGCCAGTGGAACTGCAAGGGGTAAGGACTTCATCGCTGCCGTAGCCGCTTTATGTTTCCTTTACCTCACTCCTCGCTTCGGCAAGGATGGCAGTTTGGAAAAGAACACCAAGATTGCCCTTACAGCACCGACAGGAAGACAGGTAACAAACATCATGATACCAGAAGTTGCACGTCTATATAAGAAGGCTGGCTTTCTGCCTGGTCGTTTACTGTCAGATGGTATCAGAACTGATTATGAGGAATGGTATCTGACAGGTTTCAAGTCTTCAGCCGACAATACAGAGGCATGGTCGGGATTCCATGCTGTAAACACCATGTTCATCGTAACTGAAGCATCCGGTATCTCGGACACCATCTACAATGCAATCGAGGGTAACCTGCAAGGTAACTCTCGATTGCTATTGGTATTCAACCCAAACGTTACTACAGGGTATGCAGCCAACTCCATGAAGTCTCCCCGATTCAAGAAGTTTAGATTATCATCCCTCAACGCAGAGAACGTAGTAAGCAAGAAAAACATTATCCCTGGACAAGTTGATTATGAATGGGTAGCCGACAAGGTCTCAGCATGGGCACAGAAGATCAGAAAGTCTGAGTTTGATGAAGGTCGTGGTGATTTTGTGTGGGAAGGTGGATATTACACTCCAAATGACCTTTTTCGTGTTAAGGTTCTCGGTATGTTTCCGAAGGTGTCCGAAGATACCCTCATTCCATACGAATGGTGCGAGATTGCCCATAGAAGATGGAAGGAACTTAAAGATAGTGGCTTTATCACCCATAAGCCAATACGCCTAGGTGTCGATGTCGCAGGTATGGGGCGCGATAGGTCTTGCTATGTTCCACGACAAGGAAACTATGTTTCAGAAATCAAGTGTCATAATTCGGGTGGTCATGCGGACCACATGGCAGTCGCAGGTCAAGTCGCACACTACCTAAGTTTGAGTTCAAAGAATAAAGCCTTCATTGATACCATAGGAGAAGGTGCTGGAGTATATTCAAGACTCATAGAACAAAAGTACTTAACGGCATTCTCTTGCAAGTTCTCGGAAGGCGTGAGAAATAAGTACGATGTGACAGGCTGCTACTCTTTCGCTAACATGAGGGCTTATTTGTTTTGGTGCATACGTGACTGGCTCAACCCAAAGAATGGATTCTTTGCAGCACTCCCACCCGATGATGAGTTGGATCAAGAATTGTGTGAAGTGCATTGGCTGTTTCAGTCAGATGGTTCAATCATCATGGAACCAAAAGACGAAATCAAGAAGCGTCTGAAACGCTCTCCCGACAAGATGGATGCCCTTGCCAACACCTTCTATCCATACGACTTCGATAGAGACAATGATTTGCAATTGTTAAATAGTATAGTATAAATTTGCAAGATACAGAAAAGTTTTGTAACTTTGCAGCCGAAACGTTTCTTTTAACGTTTCATTGCTCTTAGTGCACTCCGACCGTGAGGTTAGAGTGCATTTTTTTATTTAATATAAAGTAATTCAGAAAAAGACTATACACTTCAATATAAGCCTTTCTAAGCGGTTCATTTTACTTATACCATTTTTAAGAAATAGACTTACATACACAAAATTAATAGTTTGACATAAGTATCTAAGTGTCAATAAGTTAAACAAAGTTAGTAAAAAGTACTTTATGCTCAAAACGTTTGGTCATTTGCAAAAAAATGACTACCTTTGCACTATCAAAAATAAATAATAACAATTAAAAGATAGGAGATAAGAGCAATGAAACTAATTGGAATGGAAACGTCAGATTATAACGAAACACGTTATATACAATGTGAGACAATGGAAGAATACAATGATGTTTTGAAACGTGAAAAGAGTAAACACGGAATTAAAAATGGTGCAGATGTTACCACTTACGTTTACGAAACATCAAATTCTTCAAAAGTTGCAGGAAAAGTCATTAATACAAACCTTGAAGTTGAAATCTACTATACTGGCGCAAAATTTCGTGAACTCTATGCAAAACCATCTACAAATCCAGAAATAGATAGAGAAGTAAAAGCTCATGAGGTGTATGGAGGCTACGGCATAATCACATATAAGGAGAAAGGTATCCCAAAACAATACTATGGTGTTGGGCATAAAACATTCAACACCAAGAAAGAAGCGAAAAAATATATTGATGAGTAATTAAAATATAGAGCAATGAAAAAGGTTAAAGTTTACACAGTAGAAGCGTTAGAGAAGCGAATTATAAAGGCTTTGAAAAAGGTCAAGTTCGGCTACCAAGAAGGATGCTTGATTGAAGCCACAGATGCAGAGTTTAGTATCTACAACTTCAACACTGCACTTTGTAATTTACAGCAGAAAGGAGTCGTAGCATACAACGAGAATACAGAAAGCTATGAATTGGTTTAAAGTATAGGAGATACGAATATGATAACAATTGACCAACAGGTAAATTGCCTTGATTGTGTAAACGGAAAGGTTTATATATGTTCTAACTCAATGCAAGATGCCATAGATTGTAAATGTAACGGAAAACCAGATAGATATTCTGGTTGCCGTAAGTGGAAAAGTAGATTTTAATTATAGGAGATAAGAGCAATGAACGTTTACACAGAATCAGATAGATATACGGTATTACTTCACGCATTCGACACTTTTGAAGGTGCTTGCGAGTATATTACACAGATTATAAATGTAGGGGAGTGTAAGGTTCTCCCTCTCATAAAAGCATGGAGTGGCGGCGTGGTTACAGCTAAATGGATGGCTAAGAAAACCGAAAAAGGAATTGCATTCGAATTGTTGAACGTTAATAATGAAGGTAGATATGAATAAGCAAGAATTAAAAGACCTCACCTATAAAATGGTAGAGGAAAGAGTAAATAAGGGAACTGAGTTGTTTAACAGCTTTGTATTCTTCCCAGTCTTGTATGGTGAACTGAAAAAGAAGTTTCCGCAGGAATACTGCGATATGTTCAGAAACGTTGTTCTAGACACCTGCATTCTATATCCAGATTGGAAGGAACATGAAATCTTGCAAGAGGTTGCTTCACAATTCGAGAGTCATGGAAATGTTTAATAGGAGGAAATGAATATGACAGTATATGAATTATCTGAACTTCAGAAAGAAGAACTCAAAATCGAAATGTTGAAAGATAAGTTTGGGTACAAACTTTCATTCAGAGAGTTAGCATATGCTAATGATTGCATCAGCGACCGAGAGTTGTTCGAAAAATATAAGGATCAGACTTTTACAGATAAAGACTTCATCGTATCACGCTAAATGAAATCGTATGGAAAGCAATTGCACAACAATAGAAGAGCTTAAATCCGTAACCACGCAGGTTAGTGGTGATGAATGGAAAGATTTCTTCTCACTCATCAAAAAAGGCTCATATAGCCTGTATGGTTTCCACCAGTTTCTTGATGAAAGACCAGACCTATGCTTATTAATTCAAGGTATAGGAGATTACCAAACTGCCATCAAGGAAACGTTAGAGGAAATCGGATTGAATGATGGTGATATAAATGGACCAGGAGGAAATCATCTGAAACTGATTGTGGTGGATCAGATAGGATTCATAGTGTATGAAACGAAAGTTATGAACTTTTAAGAATAAGATAGAGCAATGGAAGAGAACGTTATTATAGCAATGGATGCCGAAAACTCTAAAAAGATAAAAGGCATTCCTTCAAGTTGGAACTGGGAGGATATTCATTTCTACCTCATTACTGAATTGGGATTCAGTTTTGATGTTGTGTTCAATTATTCAAAAGACATAGAGGAGGTATCTTATGAAGGATAATGCAAGAACTATCAAGTACGATTCTATCACATCATACGCAAAGGAATATGGGGTAGAATATCTGAGTAACGAGAACCTTATTGCTTCAATTATCGGTATAGACCCTATGCTACAGGGTAATGAACCAATAAGAAAAATCTTTGATGGTAGTCATTCCCTCAGAAAGGCAAGCAAGAGAACACTGCAGGAGCTTACATCTATCAAAGGAATAGGTAAAAAGAAGGCTACTGCTATACTCGCTGCATTCGAGATAGGAAAACGATTGATGAAAGAGAAGTCTGAGGAACGAGAAGACCTTGGTAGCTCTATCTCCATCTATCAGCACATGCTGCCATACATGATTGATTTGGAACACGAAGAGTTTTGGGTATTACTTATGAACCAAAATTTCAAGCTCATCAAGAAAGTGAGAATGTCTGTTGGTGGAGTGACAGACTGCGCTGTTGATGTTCGGATGATAATAAAGGAAGTTGTTCTTAACAATGCCACCATTCTCGCCGTCTGCCACAATCATCCTAGTTGCAGTCCCTCCCCTAGCAAGAACGATGACTTGTTGACCATCCAAATTTCCAAGGCATGTGAGATTATGCGCATCTTCTTCATGGATCACGTCATCATCACAGATGGAGCATTCTACTCTTATCATGACAAAGGGAGAATATAGGCTACAAGCCGATAAAATACCTCAAACCCATAATTACATATCAAAAGAATCTTACTTAAACACAGAAGATACTTTGCACGTTTAAGTGCATTTTTATTGCATCTTATCTTCCAAGGGAGGGCTGTGAAGTTCTCCCTTGTTTATTGAAATGAAAATAATTTCTCACTTTTTTGCAAAAACTATTTGTTGATTAAACAATATTTCGTATATTTGCACCCATAAAAGCGTGTGAAGATGCACGTGACAGAACTTTTCGTAACATTCCTCTTACACCGAGTTCTACGTTTGGTCTGCCTGCATTTCGCTCGCAGACCATTTTTGTTAAATATAACTCAACAAGCAATGAACAAGTATTACAGAAAAGTTCTTGAAGCACTGAAAACCAATCGAGACATTAAGGCATTGGGGTTCAGTCGTAAGGAGTTAAAGGGTGTTGCCGCCAATGTTGCCAACAAACTTCAACTCAAAGATGATGCTACTGACGAAGAAGTTAGTGAAGGTATTAGTGACGCAATTGATGATGTCTTGCCGTTACTCCAGTTAACTCAGTCCGCAGCAGACCGCCAAGTCTCAGAGTACAAAAACGCTCATCCTGCACCCGATGATGACGATGTTCCAGATGATGAACCAGATGATGATGACGTGCCAGCACGTAGAAGTCCGTCACGGAAGGGCAAGAAGGGCAAGAAGGATAGCGATGATGATGACTCCGCTACCCTCAACGCAATCAAGGAACTTATTAAGGATGTTGCTACACTCCAAAGTGATGTAACTGCATTGAAGTCTGGCAATACCACAAACAGCCGTACCGCAAAGGTAAGGGAGCTGCTGAAGGACACAGGTAAGTTCGGAGAGCGTCGGCTTAAATCTTTCTCTCACATGAAGTTTGAGAATGAAGAGGAGTTTGAGGACTACCTCGATGAGTTGAAGGAAGATATTGAGGAAGAGAACAAGGAAAGACTTGAAAAGGGTCTAGAAAAGCTTGGACGAATCCCTGCTCCCGATACCAAACCTCAACCAAAGGAGGAAGATAAGTTAATGTCTGATGATGAAGTCAAGAGGCTGGCTAAGATGTAATCATCTATTGTTTCACTAATAAATTATTAGATTATGGTAGCAGAAGACTACAAGCCAAAAACCAAAGGCTACGACATGGGTAAGGACGCTGTGGTTATCCGTCAGTATCTCGGTGGTATCACAGGCGGTAGAGCACTCGACTACGCCAACTTCAAGGATGAGGTTATTCAGGCAGGTCACATCATTGTCCGCAAGAAGGTTAATGGTGTTTATGAGTATTCTCCACTTGAAACCGAAGATGGCAAGTACAAAGACAAGGCTAGCGAAGCAGAATTTGCTGGTGTTGTCGTTCGCTCACGCATGAAGGGTGAAGCGGTTGCCATTATGGATAATGGTCGCGTGAATGATGTGGCAATGCCTTATCAGTTCAAGGACGAAACTCAGAGAACCGCCATCAAGACCGCTCTCCCAAGTCTTATTTTCGAGCACGACTAAGTTGTGCTCTAGTTTTTAACTTAAAAGATTGTTTATATGAACGAATCACTTTTTATTCAGTTTATCCGAGCTATCTTCCCTAAACTTAGCTTGTATGTTAAGGAGAAGGAGAATCCGAAGGAGCGCACCTACCTCTACAAGGAGATGCTTACCGATGTGTATTCTGCCGATCAGAAGTGGGAAGGTTCATCAGCTAAGACCACATATGTAGCTGCCGACATCGTTGAGATGGATTCAGACATTCCTTTGAAGAAGCGTGGTCAAATCGCAACCTCTAATGGTAAGTTGCCAAAGATTGCGATGAAGAAGATTCTCTTGGAGTCTGACATCAACAACATCAACATGATGAAGGCTCAGTACGAGAACCTTGTAGCAAGAGCCAACTCATTCCAGGCGCAAGGCTTGATTGAGCAGGCTGCATCAACACGACAGGCTGCTGAAACTGCAAAGGCTCGTATCATCAACAAGCTCATGAATGACGGTGTCGCTTGCTCTGTCGGTCTCGAAGAGCGTAACGAAATGAACTTCTTGGCTGGTCTCTCTAATGGTATTATTGCCGTTGAAGATGCAGACAATTCGGGTAAGGCTATCCGTGTTGACTATGGTTACATGAAGGCTAACTCTTTCAAAACAGCAACCAATGGTGTTACTACCCGTGATGATTTCGAGAAAATCTTCGAAAAGGCAAATGCTGATGGAAATACCATCATACAGGTTATGCTCGCTAAGACGCAGATTAAGAAAATCCGCAAGGAGCAGTGGGCGAAAGAACTTGTTGCCGACTACGAGGGTAAGACTTATACCGAAAATACCAAGCTCAAGACACCATCGGAGTCAGCTTTCTCGGAAGCATTCGAGGATGAGTTCGGTGCAGCCATCAAGGTTATCAACAGAACCGTGATTATCGAGAAGAACGGAAAGCAGCACTCTCTCAAACCATGGAATGAGAATAACATCATCTTCATCTGTAACACCAACGTAGGCTCTTTCGTTTGGGGTACCCTCGCAGAGGACACCAACCGAGTAGCAGGTGTTCAGTATTCCAACGTTGACAGCTACAAGCTTATCTCTAAGTACTCCAAGAATGAGCCATCTTTGCAGGAGGTTACCGCAGGACAGGCTATCTGCTTGCCAGTAATTGAGGACGTAGATCAGATTTATATGCTCACTACCAAGTCTGAGGAGGTTGATACGGAAGCCGAGACTGACGATACTACCGATCAGTATACAACTTACAAGGGTAAGAAGTATAAGAAGGCTGACCTCATCGCTGCTTTGAAGGCTGCTGGTGCCAATGTGAAGGCTAACTCAACCGATGAGACTCTGATTAAGGCTCTCAACTCACTCAGCGATGAGGAGGAAGCCGAAGTTCTCTCTAAACTCACTCCAGAGGCTTAAATTTGAATTGATATGAAGACTATAAAGCAAGCATTGATTGATGAAATCCACTACCCTATCCCTTTAGGATTCGTGGAGAATAAGATGATAGAACGTCAGCTTAGTGGTGATGATGAATATACATTCGAGGTTGCCCAGTCCAAGGAATGGAAAGGTGTGCTTGCTGATTGTCTGTACTCTCTCATACAAGCTGTAAGCTTATCCGAGTCAGACAAGAGCATAGGAACACTATCTGACAAGGATAAGGAAAGGCTGCTAGTACGAATAAATGCTTTATACAAAACCATCGGTGAATCCCCTGCACTGGGTCAACCGATGGTTTATATAGGAGGTTAAGATATGGCTGTATTGGATTTCGCTGCCCATACCCTAGATTACCTACACGTAACTGATGGGTATGAAGACGATAACGGAGACTATGTTCAAGGCTCAGAAGAATGGGTGGAGAACTATTGTAAATGTGATATTGAGATCGGAAGAGCGTCGTGT